GGTGAACGAGTATGTGTGTTACATATAACAAGTTTAAAAATATTGCAGATATTAAAGCTCGCGGCGAATTTATAAAAAAAGGTAAAATAATACCGGCACGAATACTTAAATCTTCCAAACGTAAAAAACAACACTGTGTTAAAACAAACTCTAATCAATGGGTAATACCGACCATCTCAGGTTATTTAGTCTTTGTAGAGAATAATGACGGTGATTTTGAAAGTGCCATTATTATAAGTAATATTACCGACAACGTTTTTGAAGGTTCACCGTACAATTCAGGTGGTACACACTGGCAAGGTAATAGCGGTATGAGTGACGACGATTTTATCAATAAATTTAATGAAATTTACACTTTAATGAATGCTCCACAAGGTGAATGACATGGGTACATACGAACAGTGTAAAGGTGATATACGTAAAGTATACATTGCAGGTTATGACGACGGTAGAAACGAAAAAGATCACGACCCGTTATCACACCATTCAGTGTGTGACGTGATTGACCAATTATATGACGTTACACGTCGCAACGCAGAATTACTTGAAGTACTCAAAAAAGCGCACGAAATACTATTACATGAAATGGATAACGGACGAACGCCGAACATGTTACAAGGCGTTGGGCTTGGTTATTTCGAAGATATTATATGTGGGGTTAATCGCGATTAGCTATCGATTGAACCATTGCGGCGAGTGCATCCATTTGTTGTTGCGCTCGCCTCGCTTCTTCAGTGCGATACGCTAATTCTTCTTTACGTCTCAACTCTTCTTTACGACTTGCCGAAACCTTAAAACATATACCCGCAACCAACGACACGACGCTTAAAACCAAACCAAGAGCGACCGCATACTCGTTTATCACACCTAGTGCGCTAGTTCCCGCTATTGTCGCGGCGGTTGCTCCTGAGCCTATAATGTTTGCATTGGCCGCATCGGGTAAATGTGCGCTCATGTTCTTTGATTCCTCTGTAAATGTAAAAGGCTACGTACACCACGTTTAATGTGATCATAATTAACGTACCGTATCGCTGTAAAAATTCCAATAAATTGACAAGCGACAAGTCCATAAATCACCGTTTCGTAACTGTTATAAATCAAGACGTGTTGCCCTTGTGATACGTCGTAAGCGAGCGCTGTGTAAGCGCACAGTGTTGCTAGTAGTACTACTGACTGGTAATAACCTATCGTCGTTCGCGGTATACATGCGAGTACAGCTACAGCGGTCGTACCGATTGTTCTTAACCAGTATAACGCATCACCGTTTCTATCGCAAAATGTTGTTACAATTAATAAAAACACGTTAAGCCCACATAGTAGCGAGCATATGTAACGAACTTTGGGGTTAATAGCGAGTAGCCCGAAGACTACCGCTAGTGCGAAGAATAACATTTACTTATTCTTCGGTTTTGGTTTTGGTAAGTCTGGTTTAGTTGGATCAGGCATAACTTCACTCTCCTATCTGTTGGTTAATTTTAATTATAACAAGTGTTGACACGTTGTGCGAGTGTGTATATAGTGACGATTCAGTCAATTAAATAAGTGAGTATAAAAATGCCAGATTTACAAGCAATAATTATTACAGTTGTTTTAGTGTGCGGTCTTTGTTATTTACTATACAAAGACCGCACTAGTAAAGATTAGGTAATAACTTTCCAGTTTGTATTATCCCACGGGCCTAAGCTAGCTCCCACTGATTTATACCAGTTCTGACCAGAAGTATCAAACACCTCTTCACCGAGCCATCTAGGGACTAGAGCGCCAACAGGCGTGCCGTTATTTCTTCGGTGCCCTGTTTGTGCGCCTATCTCGTCATAGTTGTTAAACCATGATACACCGAGCAATCCGGGGTCTGCTAGATTGCCAGTTTTAACAAGATTGTTAGCAACTACCGCAACGCCGCCGCCACCCGTTCTTGTGTCCGTTACAACATCGTCCGTATATGTGAAGTTATCGATAAATCTATAACTACTTGAGTGTGATGTCCCCCCTTCGAACCATAGAGCCACTTGTGTTTTAGCGTCCTGTATACCACCCACAACGTCGTTATTCCTAAGCGTACAGTTTGCTATTAGTAAGTCATTTATCTCTTGGTTTGCCGTTGTATCAAAATGTAAACAGGCAACAACTCCCGCATTGCCTATGCCGTTTGCAGCTATGTATACCCCGTCAATGGTCATGTTACGTAAAGCGCTTGTTACTTTAGTGGTTATGCCATGACCAAAGTTCTCAGTAAGCCTGCCTCCCGATATCACCGTGCCGTTTATCTGGCCACCGTAAGCAAAGTTCGGGTTTACTATCAGTGCGGGACCGTTTGAACGCCAAATATTATTGTTAGTAAAGTTAAAATTAGAGTTCCCACCGTCAAGCACAGCCCCCGCTCCGACACTATTACGAATGTCATTATCCGATATATCTTTACTCGATGGGGTTTCAAACTTAACCGCGGCAACTCCATCACCGCAACGTTGTAGCAAGTTATTTGAAAACCCTGTTCTTTGCCAGATGTAAAGCAAGCCAGTACATTCTATAAACCGATTGTGTGATACGTCACAATCGTGCAGGTGGTAAGTTCTTAGCGAGTCCACGCCGTTTCTAACTGTGTTTCTACTAATGTCAACGTTAGCCGCATAAGCGCTAGAAAAGTTGTTAAACAGGTACGGTATGCCCACACTGGTATTCTTGCTAATATCCCACCCAAGTTGTGTAGTAGCGTCGACCGTTGCGGATGATAATTGCATCATTACACACGCAACATTTTTAGTCCCTAAATTTGCTCCCGACTGGAATCTATTCTTGTCACTCACTGTCAAGTCGAACACTCTACCCACCGCACTTATTACGCCACGATTAGTTGGCATGTCACCGATATTGAATTTATTGGTCCCGAAGCTAACACCACGTATAACATTATCGGGGTTGTTATAGTCACCTACCACAAAAGGCTTACCAGTTAGGACGCCGTTACCAAACTTACCATAGGTAACATCAACGTTATCGCTGCGTATGTAAAACCAAGGCTCATCGTCTGCTGTTGTCTGACCGTAGATAGTCATACCCATTAGTTTAAACTGGCACTCATTACTGATAGTGATTGGTTGGGTTGTTCTTACCTTTAAATCCCTAAGACCACGAACCCTCGGGTAAGTGAGTGCGTGCCTAAGCGCCTCTGTATCGTCAGTACCGTCAGTACCATCGGTAGAGTCTCCGACCACACCCATCTGTCGCACATTAATCAGCCCACCGTTAACATCATTAAAAACCAAGCTTTGGTTTGTTGTGGCGTTAGCTATGATGTCAAACCCATTAGCTGTACCCGTGCCACTGATAACAGTGTATGACGAGTATCTATCAAGCAGTCGTACTTGCTTGCCGATTGGGAACGCTATATCACTAGATTGGAAGTCAGAAACAGTTTTGAATGTATAAGATTGTGACAGGTTGTTTGTGGTAACTTTACTAACCACTGTTTTAACAGCCTCTAAGCGCTGTGAAGATTGCACCGTGTCAGGTAAACCGTTATGTGTAATACCAGCCTCGTCAAGCAGTGCGTCGGTGAAACCGAGCATGTCGTTACCCCACGACGCGTCTAGCGGTGTACCGTCTTTAGCGCCCGGTACTGATTCGTTTTTAATTGAACCGTATGGGTAATCTGCGTCCGCTGGGTTCGCTCGCGGTGAGAATTTCTCAAAAATTTTAAGTGCCATGTTGTTTATGCTCCAAAATACTGACCGAATGTGGCCCGTGTGTCACCGAATCCAAACGACCCGCCAAACTGTGTAATTGCTGTTTCTTCAGTATAACCCAAAAACCCTACGCCTTGCGGGCGTGGTAATATGTCAAACGTATTAAAAACGAATCGTTCTATCTCGCTAAGCTCTGAACCGAATGACACACTGAACGTCATATCCTCGTTGTCTATTACGCTAATCGGGTTAATATTCGTTATGTAACTTAACGCTTTTACAACACCGTCAAGTGTTGCGTCTGAATTGTTTTTCGCTATTTTAGCTTTGATTAATACTCTGTATATCTCGTTACTAACCTCGTCGGTTATCGTAGCACCGACAGATTCAAATTGTGAATCGTCACCACCAAACTGTGCAGCGAGTGTATCAGCACCGAAGTACGTATCTGGTTCAAACGTAACACTAGACTCGTAACTTCTATCAATAACAACTATTCGACCGATGACGTCAAGCTCTGCGCTGTTAGCCGTGTCGATATTATACGACGTCCTAACCTGTTCGTAAGCGTCCGAGATTTGACCTGCAAGCGACGGTACGATGTTGTACCATGCGACCGCTTTTGGTTTATCTCGATACTGTGCATATATACGGGTATTAATCATTTATAATCACCGTTATGTTCGATAAGTCCCAACGTGACAACTCATTAAACGCTATAGGTACTTGACCAGACGTTAGGGTGTTCACTGTTAATGCTGTGATGTACGAGTTACCGAACACACCTATCACCTGATTAACAGGTGTGTACATGCGTGACACTGGTACTTCCTCGCCAATGTCAAAACCTAATACGTTAAACCCACACTCTGCAGCTACTAACTCACCAGACGAGTAATCAATAATAGCTTGTTTGACTCGCTCATCGGTATCGTTAGGTAATGTACCGTCGTTTTGTATCGTAACACTTACGATCATATCCACATAATTAGGTCGACTGAACGTGATGTCGCGAGCGTTGCTCGGGTAAATGTCGAACACGTCGGGGACTGTTACGCTTGTACCGGCGGCGTGTAATTTACACCCGGGGTTCTTCTTACGGAATATCGCCTTGGCAATATCTTCGTTCGTACCACCGTCAACAATCGGCGCAACGCTATGTTCGGGTAGTCCGTTAGCGTCAGTCACACCCGTATCGTTTTCTAGTACGATAGCGCGCCGAACACCTTCAACAGCGAATATCTCACCGAGCATGTTATCAACCTGAGCATTACCAGGGCGTGACACAGCTTTAGCGCGTTCAAGACGCAACGACGAATCATTCTGTCTATTCGTACCGAGCGTAGCAACCGTTGGGTTTGTAACTTTTTGCCACCCACCTACAGTGTCTACTATTCGTGTAATTGTTCCAATGCTCGCAACCGTCGCACCGTTAGTCGTACACGTTGCGGTCGCTGCGACTGTACCACCTACACCGATTGTTACGTTCGAGTCAATCGACCATTGTGAACCATCGACTACAGACTCGACGAGTTTACCGGCTAAAATGACTGTACCCGCGACACCAGTTAGAGTTAATTCCACATTGCTTGGTGTGCCTTGACTGCGTATCGTACCTGTGAGTGAACATATGATGTTTAGATCAACGTCTTTCGCTTTGTTCGGGTCTTTAGAGTTGTAAGCACGTTGGCCGAGTTCGTCGAGGTTTGCGAATATCTCAGCGTCGGACGCGAGTTTTAGACCGTCGGGTGTCGATGGGTCTAAGTTCCAATTCGGATCGATGTCCAAATATAGCTGGCGCTCTTCAGCGAACCACGTGTTTTGATTTTTTATAACGTAACCGTTAAAAGTTATTTCAGCCATTTGTCAAGCTCACCGTTGTTGATCCGTATTGTGTAAGTATACCAGCAGTCACGGTATAAGCGCGAGTATTGATGTCGAAATCAGTTTTAAACTCTATGAGTTTTGTTACACCCTCTGTGCGTATGATGCGATTTTTTATAATCGCTTCTTTGTTTGACAGTGTACCTTGCTTACCAAGAATAGACTCCCACCATGGTGTACCGTCCGTCACGTCTCTGAAATACTCGCCGAGGTATAAACGTAAACGAGTCTGTACAGTCTGTGCGACCTCTTCAACTTCTGTTGTGAATTGACGACCGCTTGTCGTTATGTCTCCGTCTACGTCTAATAATCTCACAGTCATTATAATGCTCCCGTATCGCCGGATTTAAGCGGCCTGTCTTCCGCGTCGAGGTAAGTACCCTTACCGTGCGTATGTTCTTTAACTTCTTTACCAGCAACGACAAGAGACGATGAACCTGTTACGGTCGGTGCGGTTACGCTGACAGGACTTGACGCTGAACCGTCGGGGTTGATTATAAACCCGTTAATGTTCACAGTGCCGTCAGTCGCTACGGTTTTAGTGTACGCCCCGTTCGTTTCAGTTAACGAGCCGTCAGGGTTTACCGTCGTTGTGAAGTTACCGTTAGTCGTTTCGATTGTACCGTCTTTCTTTAACCACACGTAATGTGTACCAGCTTTGTTACGCCAGCGTATACCATCGTTCGCGTGGTCAACTATTACATTCGGTTGCGAGCGTAAGCCCGGTACGAACATGGCGTCCTGTAAATCGTGAAAACGTAGAATAGGGTTATTAGCAACACCACCTGTCGTTTTCCAACCGTCAATACAACGTTGTGAAAAATGTATAGTACCCTCAGACCCTACGTCGATTTGATGTTCTTGGAAGTATTCAGACCCACCAATAAACGCCACGGGTACTTCTATCAGCGGCGATGGTGTAAACGTTGTCCCGTTCACGTCGATACGTTGCACGCCGATTTGTATTTGGGCGTGTTGGGTCGTCGGGTCAAATGCTATCACATGGCCCGTTATGGATGTCGCGACGGATTTCATTAGCTCACGGTGTGAACGCTTGAAAAGTTCCGTTAGGGTTGCTTTATTACTCATATGTTCACAGTATAACACTCACGCGGCGATAATTTAAAATTTATTTACGTTTAGGTGTTGACAGGTTCGTCACTAGCTAGTAAAGTTAATCGTGCATACAGGATATTCCTTACTTAATCTTGAAAAAAGAGTAAATTATGTAATCAAATATACGGGTACTCAAATCGCAGATGTGAATATCGAATCGTAACTGAGGAGGTGGTCAATATCTCGGGGCTATGACCGATAGATTAGCGAGACTTAACGACTGTTGAGATAATAGACGGTAGGTCGATTTAGAATGTAACGGTGTTACACACTCGGTAAAATACTGCTTAATAGACGTTACGAGGCGCTAGCAGTGGTGTAACACCGATACATTCTGTATCAATCAAGTTAGAACCTTTTAACCCCGTTTCGCGACGGGGTGTTTTTATGTACGAATACGTAAACCGTATATCTTATTCGACCATGAGTCACCCCACGTATCACCAGTGTATTCAATCTTAATAATTTTATGTTCACCTTGCCCTGCTGTTTCAGGTACGTCGCGAAAATATAAGTTACTAAAATTAAACGTCGCTAAGTCCGACTCGATACGAAACTTACCACCTATACGAAACTTAGGGTTTAGTCGTGTCGTTACGTCCACACCAACGTCAGATATTTCAGGTATACCTTCCATGCCTGTGAATTGCGATATGACATTCACAGCACCTTGACGAGCGTAACCCTGTCTAACGACGACTAGCTTCTCGTTTTCGATAACGTAATCAAACTTGTGGGTTTGTGCCAACTCATCGAGGTACACACGCGGATCACCTTGTAACGCATACCCATAAGGATACGGGTCGACGTCTGCGAACTGTGAGTCGTCAATCACTATCGGGTAACCTAACGCTGTACCACACGCACGTATAATGTTGATCAGTTTAGTGTCAACACCTAACGTTTGATTAATTTGCGGTTGTTGCTCAGTGACCTTACCACCTCTACAAACCAAGCGTGTGATCGTGTTAGGCCCTCTACGTTCTGGAAACACGTTACGCACTGTACCGCTAAATATAGTGTCGATTGAGTCCACATAGCCGGCTCTAAAAACGATGTTCTTACCACGCTTTAACGCTTTACTTATCGTATCAGTTGATAAATTATATATTGCTATATCAGCGTAACTAGTAAACCCGCCGAAGTCGTGGAGTATTTGAAACGTTGCTTTAAACTGTCGGCCAGCAACAGCTTCGATAAGTACCTCGCCGTCAACCTCAAGCGACCAACGTCGATCGTTATAACTACTCATCCCACACCAACTTATTATCGACACCTAAATTATCAAGTGTTACGTCCTCACCGATAAAATACAATTTACCGATACCCGCTTCGTAATTTTCGAGTATATCAGCACCCGGTTCAAGCATCGCACCCGCTGCGAGTAATACATCATCGCGACGAATGTCAACAGACCAAGCGGGCCCAGCGAGTGTAATATAATTTAAAGTGAACTCTAAAAAGTTTTCACCCAGTTGAATGTTAAACGTGTAATGAGCGTTAGCAGCACCTTTACGTAACGGTAATGTGATCATTCGAACAAACTCCCTATCGTTGATAGCACCGATGCACTCGATACATTTCCCGTGACCTCACCTAAATCCACAGTTGCTACAGCTTGAGAATAGCTAGGGTCGTTAGGGTTTAACTCAGATAGAGGCGCACCGTTTTTACTCAGTGTCGTTTCGAGCGTTGGGTATTCTTGTAAGTCTGCTTCGAATATAAGTGCGTTTTCGTTTACAGGGTCTTTCGTACGTCGAATGCGACCAATCACCATGTTCTTTAATTGTATGTCACCCGCGTCAATGTCAAACGGTTCACCACTGACCATCAATGTGATCAGAAAATCAAGCGTTGAACTTGCGCGAGTCTCACTACTACCAGCTAAGAAACCCGCCGATAAACCAGCAACCGTTGAGAGTACACCACCCACGTCATTACTTAACGCGCCGATAAAGTCCGTAACACTCGCGTTAAGTGGGTTATTACTAACCGCACCGACTAGCGACCATTTGAACGGTTTGATTATACGGTGGTCAACGGCTCTCGCACCTAGCTCAATCGTATAACCTGTCAACTCAACTTCAGCTTCGAACGTGTCTTCGAGTATCGCGTCAAACTCGTAACCCGCTAACGTCGGCGCTTTCGGTGTGAATATATTAATTAATGCCACACTAACCCCCTGTGCTTGACGATAAGTCGTCTATAGCTGTTTGTGCCATACCATCCACAACCGATACAACTTTGCGATCTATAACAGCACCGTCAAGCATTATCGGTATCTCAATAGTTTGTCGTGTCGGTGCTTGTCGCGCTTGTGGTTGCGTTACAGACTCGATACCTTCTCTACGTCGCTCAGAGAATCCAGATTCAGATAGACTACGCACCGGCGCAGAGTCGTTACCAAAATAACCCGCTTCGACTTGTTTCTGATACGTGTCGGTAAAACCACCCGCTTTTGCTTCGGCGTCGAGTGCCGCTTGTGCCTCTTCGTTGCCGAACATCGCTAACGTTTGAGCAATGCCACGCCCTAAATCTAGTTTATAATCTTCTGGTAATTTGTCGCTAATTATCGTTCCGATACCGTAACCAGCAGCAGCCGCAGCACCTACACCCGTAACAGCCGCAGCACCACTTGCAACACTTGCTAGACCCGTGCCGATTGCTGGGATATAACGAGCTAGAAGTGCGAGTGTATTTAGCGCACCTGTACCAGCGACAAGTGCCGAGAACCCCGCGAACGTTACAGCGTTGGAGTTCACAAGGTCTTTGTTAACACCTATCCAATTGTTGATACCGTCTATCGCACTATTAACAACGGGTAGAAACTGATCGCTTACTGAGTCCGTAGCACTCCCGATGTTTTGCCCAAACTCGACCCACTGTCGATTGAACTCAGCAGCCGCTTCAGTTGAAGACTCAGTAACAGGACGTATCGTACGGAAACGCTCGACAAGTTGATCAACACCCTCACGCCCTTTACTCAATAAGCGAATACTCGCTTCGTCAAGTCCTAGCGCTTCAGCGGCGTTGATACGTTGTTGTGTAGTCATCGTAGAGAATGAGTCGGCTAGCGCAAGATAAGCGTCCGTAGCGTTCTCAGCGTTTGCTATAACACTCGGATCAATACCAGCCTTCGCAGCGGGTGCGAAAAATCCCACATCGCCAACAAGTATGCGAGCGCGTACACGTTCAAGGTTTTCGAGTTGCGACATAAACCCTTCGAGCGAACCCTGCTCAGTTGCGAGCGCGTTACCGAAAGCCATTACGTCGTTAGGAAGTACACTGAATGTTTCGGCGAATTTGCCGAGCATATCGCGTGATGACGCGAAGTCAGCTGTTAGTGCTTTTAAACCGAAGCCACCCGCAACGACTGAGCCGAGTTGTAACGCTTTGGATTTCACAGAGTCGATTGAACCCTCGAACTCCCTTGCGCCTTTTTGGTCTACGTCAAAACCGAGGCCGACTAGTAAACTACTTATAACTTTAGCCATTATTAGCCGCCTCTATGATTTGGTCTAATGTGATATTAAATCGCATTATATCAGTGATTGAATACGTGCCGTCTTGAACTTGCGACCATGTGCACAATGGTGGACATAAGCCCGACACACCGACACACGGTCGCATGAAGAACCAGTCGACTAGCTCTTCACATTTATTTGGTTGCTCGCTCGCCTTGCGACCCTTTCGGCGTCGAGCCAGATGAAAAAATCGTTCAGGTTGTGATAAACCGCTTCGGCTATAAGCGTGAATAGGTTCATCATACCACCCTGAAAGTCTTTAACATCTACCGATACCTTCGCACCCGACTTCATTACACGACCCAACACGATGCTAGACACCTTATCAAATGTTTCTTCGGGTAACGTCATTAACGCACCGATGAGTAATTGCACATCGATGTCAGCGTCAGCAGCGTTAGAGTTAAACGCTATTTTACCACCTAGTAACAACATTAAACGTTTTTGTTCAGGCGCGGGGGCCTGAGCAATGTTATACGTTGTGTCACCGATTGTAGTCGATTTAATCTGTGACATTATTCACCACCTTTGAAAGCATTCCACACGTTAAACTCAAACGTGTATTGATCATCACTGATAGTTGTACCACCGCGACTGTTCGTCGCGTCGTTTTTTATTAAACCATCTGTACCAATCGCCTCGTCTAACGTGCCGATTTGTTTCATTGACATTGTTATATTAGCTTTAGAGTTCTTTAAAGCTTGAACGTACGCGCTGTCAGGTGAACCGGGGTTTAAATAAATATTAACCGTACGTCCTGGGTTAGTTCGATTTAGTCTGACAGCGCGACCACCTTGACCACGACGAAGTGTTGAGTCGTCGTCAATCGGTGCGTCTTGGAATGGTGAAGCTGTTTCACCGAAGTCAGTTATTTGACGAGTGTTAATTGTCAGTATAAACGAGTCGTTACCGTAATCTGCTAAGCTCATCAGTCAGCCCCTTAATATACGTCAATGTCAACAGGTGCTACATGTATAGCGCCAGCTCTGAATAATCGAATACGTAACGGTGCGGATTTACGCGCGTCACGGTCTGGATCTGTTAAGTTCAAAATTCCTTCAGGTTTCGTTAAGATTTCGTAACCCACCGTAAACTTAGTTTGTCCGTCGTCAGGGTCGATATAGTTACGCGGACCTAAGTAACCGTTGGCGATGTAAAGTTCACAGAATGCTTTTGCAGTACCGATAAGTACGCTTTGACCCGCTGGAGTCTGACCGAGTTTAGTCGGTTGATTAAACACAGCGTTGTAAAGCTCTACACCAATACCGTTGATGAACGCCGACAAGTTGATCACGTCGTCCATGTATTCACCAAACGAACTATGGGACCATGAGTTAATTACGCGACCCGCATCGACTGAACCTTTATTCTCTACTTGCGTATAGAATTGACATTTCTTAGTCGGTAGCTTCATCGCTGCGTAAGCTGTACCCGTTAAGTCTTCACCCGCAACACCTGACAACACTTTACCTTCACCGGTAATAGTTGAGTTTGTAGCAGTGTAATTAACTTTAGCGAATAACTTACAGAGTGTAATACCCGCGTAAGCGTCTGTAGCGTGAGCCATTGTAGACACGTAACGGTATCCGTTTGTTGTGAATACTGTAGCGATGTCAGTGTCGTCGTTAATGTCACGAATTGCAGTGGCGTTAACACCCGTTTGACAGTTCATGAAAAACGATTCGTTGTCGTTAGCCCAACCAGCTATAGCGGTAGCGTCAGCAACCGAAGCGTAGACGGTAGCCGTTACGAATGTGAAGAACCACCAAAATTCGTTACGCGCTTTGTTTAGTGTAGTCGGCCAATCGGCGTCTAAGTCGTTAGTAGCCCAAACTGTTAGTGATGACATCGACGGTGTACCGCCTAGCCATTTACTAGCTGCTTTATATGTTTCAGTTGTGGATGCGAAGTCCACGGATAAGTCGGTCAACGATGTGTAAACGCGTCGCGTATCAACGTCGAAATCGACTGGTAGTTCTGATTCAGGCGCGAATAATGTGGCGCTCCCGAAGTTTGCGTAACCTAATCCCTGCGGGGAAACCCGAAGGTTGATAGGTACGATATTATTTATATCATACGACATTTTAAATACTCCTGATTGCAATCAATAACAGTATAACACTACTTAATCGGGCACGCTACCAGTTGCTACAACCGTACCGTCTTCGTACTCTATCCCGTAACTAGCCGACTCGATAGAGTTTATCGTAACCTCGTCGGTTGTTTCGTAATACAAGTACACGTAACACTGTGCACGTTGCTCAGGGTTTCCCGATTGCATACGCGTTAAGTTGTTTGGAGCGCTTACACGCTGCCAACCGAGTTTATTAGCTCGTAACGCCGATGATACGTCAGGGCGCTTGTTACACTCCTGTAAGCGCGATACGCGACTAATGGCGTCAACACCACGGTAAACGTTTATATCGGCTTCCACGATGATTTGAGCGCGCACATCGACGTCTAGTGATAGCGGTGTCGCGGACGTGTTGCGATGGATATTAGCTTGACCACGTTGCGCGACGGATTGTTTCGGCTCGATAGTGATATACTCACCTGTCGGCGATGGGATACCCGTACCGTCTGATTGAACTTGGTTGGCGAGTATAACCGTCGATACGCCCGTAACGGACTTAACGATTGGTTGTAATATTTGGAATAACTCTAAACGGTTCATTGATTGTCAATCCTACTAACCACGGCGCGGCAATAGTTGCGCCAGTGTCGATTATCTAATTCGTGACATTTGTAGCGTTGGCCGTCAAATTCCCATACGTCGGCGGGTGATATGCTTGCGTTAATACCGTCGTTGACGTGTATCACGCGAGCGTCTTTGATACGCTCACCGCCTTTTTCAAGCGCTTCGATTTCTCTGTCCGTTGCGGGCTGTATATTCACAGTGTGTGGTGTAGTCGTCTCAGCACCCGGTTGATAAATACCATCCGAGTCGTAACCGCCACCCGTCTTAGCGATACGTGTCGCTGGTATCGATGTGAATACAGGGTCGATGAAACCCATCATGTCTAACATTTGGAACCCCTAATCTTCTTCGTTAAATTTATTGCTAGCATCCGCAAAGCCAAAATACAAAACCTAAAAATAAAACAGCTGCAAAAACACCTGACCCTACAATAATCAACAAATCTTTATTATCTTTACTCATGTTACCACCCATTTATCGGCGTTTTTACATATCTAAGCTCATGGTCCTGTAAACTCCGAACCTAAGTAATCAAGACCTTGATCGTCACCAATAATCGGTTCATAGTCGTTGTTCATGATTACAAGCCCTCAGTTGGTTTAGTTGCGTAAGGTTCACTAACAACCATACAAAATTTAGGCACGTAAGGTTTGAAACCTAATATAACGAGCGGGATATTAATCAATTTAATTAACCATATGTGACGTATTGAAACGTCTACTTTTAATTCTCCGATCGCCATGTTACAGACCCTCAGTTGGTTTAGTTGATGTGACTTTAAACGTTACGCTTTGTCTCAGCGCTCCCGAGTCGATAAGCGGGTTTGATGACCCTTTCGCTTTTATCGTGCTCGGCGCGTTTGGTGGTGTGCGTAACTCTGTCATGTATTTTTGAACCATACCGACCGCGACAACCCCGACGCGCTCTAACGCCGTGTTAAGTGTTTCGCCATTGTCGAGTGCGCGTTCAATGATTTTTAAATACTCTTCGTTCCCTGAGTTGACTCCTGGGTTTAACCAAGGTCGTGCGGGTATGTTCACAGTGTGCGGACCTGTTACGCCTAGCTCAGCGTAACCCGTACCGGACTTTAAAAACCTAACCTCGTTTCGATTCGCTGCGACTTTCGATGCGAAACCGTACGATGTGCCGCCTGGGTGGTTTATCTCAGCGCCGAACTCATGTACCGCACCTAACGACGCGTTTGTGATGTCGTCGCTCTCATGGTTCCCCGCGTCTTCGTGTATTCCGATCGTGACGTAGTTATCCGCCGTCAGCTCTTCAAGCTCCCGTCGTAATTGTTCGATGGTGTCTTGAACACCTGTCACGCTAGTCTTTATCATGTGTCTAGTATATTCACAATTTGATGTTGTTGCAATCGACCCCGTTTAAATACTTATGGGGTTACGGTATGGGGTTACTCTAAGCCCTTGATATTACTATATACTATACTCTTTACCCCTTTACCCCTTAAAATATAAGAATAGATAGTAGAGAGAATAGTAATAGTAGAGTATACATAAACATAATAATAATATTAAGAGTATTACTAAGAGAGTGAGAAACTGTAGGGTTTTACCCGTTTTTGGGGTATCGCTTTAAAATCAAAGACTTATAGCACCCTACACTAACCCCGAGATAATACTTGACGGGTGCGTCACTATGTAATAAACTTCCCGTACAGTAAATCTGTGGAGATACAGAGTGCGTAGCGACATGATACGAACGATAAAAGAAAACCCGAACTTACAAGTCGGTGCGTTGTCAAGACTGTTGGGTATACCGAGCGACACTATAAAACGATATAGAGCTCGTAATAATTTGCGCGGTAAATGGTCTTATACTGGTATAGGTATACCCTTTTTAAGATTCGACGGGTTGTATCGTATAAACTATAACGGCAAATACGTGACGGCATCTAACAATTTTAAACAGGTTATTAACGTTTTAGACCACTTATTATGGTGCATAGAAAAAGGTATTATGTCCGACAAGACACGTATTGAACACCCTTACTTCGAGAGGCTTAAATTATGAGTAGATACATATTATCAAGTGATTCGGTTACGATAAATGCTAAAGTAACCGTCAACAAAATGACAAAAGACGAGTGTCAAAAACTTGACATACCCGTCTATTATCACGAATGTAAACACGGTCACAAATTACGCTACGTGTCAAACGATAAGTGTGTCGATTGCTCAGTGGCTCAAAGCCGTAAACACACTGGTGATGCGAAACGCGTCGCGATTAAAAAGCGTCTCGACGAAATCGAAGCACGTCGAGAGCTTGAAGCACTAGACAGTACGTGCACCCATGCCCGCACGACGTCGTAAGCGAAGATATTGGACACCGTAGTTACTTAACGATAAATAATCATCCTGTGTCGTTTGTATAGCACCCACACGATACGTAACAGACTCGTCGCGTATTGACTTAGCCGCAACGTTTAAACGCGCTGTGGGATTCACTGAGGTCGGGTCGGTTGCTCCCGCACCTGTCGTGTATTCAATACTTAACCAGTGCGCCGCGAATAAGAACACACCGCGACGTTTGAAGTTTTGACAGTCCGTTACGTCGAACACACCCCAACCACGTCCACCACATTCGGGAAACGCTTCGCAAAACGCTTCGGTTACTACTTCGTCCGGCCATTTCGTAACGTCGCTAAACGCGGGTTTTGACGCTCGAAACGCGTCGATAATTTCTTGTGTTATTTCCACACTCATGTCGGGATATCCTCGTTTGGTACGTCTAAGCCACCGTCGTACATTTCGATACGCACGGCAATATCTTGAATTTGTGGATCTGCGCTGTAAAACTTTAACAGATAACTTGTGTTAGCAGCTAAAATATAATTAGACCCGTAAAGCGCGTTAGGTGCGCCACGTGATTGTTGTGACGTTGGTCCAAGCACGTAAACAGTCGGCGCAAACTTATCACCCTCATCAGTCAACGTAAAACCCGTCAATAAATCCACGTTAGGCGTTGTCTCTACGATACCGCACGCACTGTACAACGGATCTTTCGTCCCACCCGTGTAAACTGGATTTTCGAATATATCCGCGATTACAGTCGTGCCGGTGTGTGCAAACTCACGGGACTTTAAGTCCACAGGTTTATCACCCGTGACGATCATAGAGTAGTAAACACCAGCGGAATTAATCGCACCAGTGCTTGTCGGTGCGGCGAGTATGAGTCGAGACGCACCCCATTGACGACCACGCTTTTTATTCATCTCGTCATACGACTGCGTACAGATAGCTTTAAATCCGTTAATAACCCTAACGAACATTCCGTCTATCGAGTTTTTAAATTGCCACGGCGTTAACATTATAATTTCCTACAGTGTGAATAGACCCGCCGTAATGTGACGGGTCGTTGTTTGGTTAATTAACCCATGTTAATGATGTTAAACTCTCTAACATTAGTGGGAGCGTATTCACCGCCATCAGCCCTCACGGGGGTTGCTGGATTTCCTTTACAGAAAACGTTACCTATAATGTGATTATCACCAAGAGATAAATATACCCCGTTGGCACTAGCACCATGAATATTTGTCATAACGGTGTTATCACAAGATGTTGCAAACACTAATGTTGGTGCGGTATCTGTTTTTATGTTATTACAAGTTGTTTTACCTATCGTCTGTAAAACTATAGCTTGCGTATACCCTAGTTCACCATTAACAGTGACGTTATCTATGTTAAGATTCTCAATACCAGTTACCTGTATATTATGCCAGTAGTCTGAATTAATCATCTCACCGTTTTGAATATCAATAGTCCCTATTGTACCTACTTCTTTTGTCACCAATATGTCTCTGAACCTACCAGTCACTTTGATGTTAAAGCCGTCAATCTTAACTTTCTCAACTCTATTCCCCGTGGATAAACACCTGACAGACAAACCAACACCGTTACAATCAACGTCAATATTGTTTAACGTTACTAAACCTATGTTACCGTTTTCTGGTTGTATAGTAGGACCTTGTGAGCTACCTATAGACTTAACATTAGTTATATTACACGATCCTCTCACTACTTTCACAGGTGTACTGAAAAGACCGAGACCGTTAGCATCAACTACATTATAAAATCTACCATTCACATCGTCTATCGTGTTCCCTTCACCTTCACTATCAGCTACACATCTGCCGCTTCCCATCATAGACACTCTTGAAATTGACGAGTTATTACCATAAATTGAAGCAGCTGACCACATAGGTATAACGTTATCAGCAGCATCCGCGTAAACATCAGATACAACAACACCAGACGCCTGTACCTTCACAACGCGGTAACTAATATTCTTACCGTAAATCTCTTCTATTTTTATATTGAAATGATCGTCCATCGAAGTAGCTAGTAGATGTACTACGTCAGCCGCCTCACCCGTCATATTCATTGCCGATACTTTCCTTATAGTACCATTTGACGGCGTGGTTACAACGGTTGTTTTTGGCTCCATGTATATTAGTCTCACCGAACCGTTAACATTATTTTTGTTACCATCGGCTAAAGCTGTAAGGTCTAACCCTGTAATATTCTCAAAATTGAAATCAACTACTGAATCTTCCGCAAAAACAAACGCTCTTGTGTAAGTCGAACTATTAAAGTTTTTGAATTTCTGACCGTGGATATGTGGGGATTTACAGCCACTTTCAACCCTTATCATTGTCTCACAATCTTTATTCTCAGCGTCAAAAATACCACCTACGAACTCTAAATCTTCACAAATGAAGGAGAAGCAATTATTCGTAGTGTTTGTGAATACAGCATCGCTAGCGTCAACGTAAAGACCGTTTTTAGTAACGTTAAGTGTTGTCTCAATATGACAGTTTCTGACAAGTCTAGTTTTTTCGTGAGAATTAAACAAAGCTACTATTGATTTATATTGATCAACTCTTTCCACAGCGCCGAATTGGTATTGGTCAGGGTACTGGTCAGAACCAACCCTAACAAAACAACCAGTGCCAGCACCAACCCAGTCTAACAATGTTGATATATCTGTGTTAGTCCCATCCCAAGCAGCTAATGATTCTGGTGAAATCACTGTACCACCGTTATGCTCCGATTTATTCATTGTCGAATCATACTTGAAATAGCCACCACCCATCGACCCGCCAGAATAAAAAGACATTACGTTTAAAAACACATCTTCTGTTTGTGGTAAGTTTTTCACACCATCTACAGGTGTTGATAATTCGATCAATTCATTTATGTTATTCTTTATTAATTCCGTGCTGTAATTAACGCCACATATTATTTTTTCTAAAGGCATGTTATTTGCTCCAAGTTACATTCGAGTAGGTCATAGCTGCAATCAACTAAACCGGTAGTTATGTTGTACCAATCAGTAAAAGGTTTAGGTACCTCATCGGTATTACCACCAGAAAAAACCAAAACGCCGTTAATAGTTAAAGTGACTGGTACAATATCATCTACTAAATACGCCATTACACACCCTTTTCAACACTAAAATGTTTATCGACTTCTCTCGCTTGTTCGATGTTGCAAATAAATGGGCCGATAGCACCAACAGTCATCTGCTCTATTGTTTCAATTGGTTCAAGGTGTTTGAACTCTGCGTCCGCGTATTCAGCTTTTAATTTTGGTAAGTCAGACTCAGTAAAAACTAACATCCTATAACTTCCACACAATGGTGCATGAGGGCGAACAGCTGTTAACTTGTCATTCCATCCAGTGTTAGTTACAAAAGCGTATAAGTCTCTCTTAATCATACTTCCTCCCACGTATCCGTGTAGTTGATAATTGTTGCTGATACGCTACCGACAGTCGGTAACTGTGTAGCTCCTTGGGTTTTGTTTGTTAGCGGGATTTGATTGGTTATAACGCTGTTAATTTCAACTTCAAAATTCTTAATGTAACCAGCAAACTCATCACCACCGAACTCACAAAGTGCGCTTATTGAAAACGAGCCGCTAGATAATGAAAGCGTAAACGATTGCCCACCCACATCAATATAAAACCTACCAGCTAACCTTCTAAGTGTAAACTCCCTATCTTGCCCGTTCCTAACTGTCAAAGAAGAATACGGTACACCACTGATAAAAGTACCACCTAAATTACCTTGAAAGTTACTACCTTGAGATGATGGTATTAATCTAAACCAATCTGAACCATCGGCAGACTTGAACAATCCTTCGTAGTTATCAGAAGTACCGTTCAAAGTGAACCGTATAGCACAATCTGTACTTGCAGGTATAACAATTTGGTCACTCAGTTGATAATACTTGGTCAACCCATCAAGCCTATAAACGTATCTCTTAACGCCCGAAGCAGTACCGAACGAAACGTCGTCAAGTGTTGGTAGGTTGTTGGCGATGAAACCCATCACACCACCTCAACGACTTGTACAGCTCCACCCGTTACGCTCCAAGCCCATAGACCCGAATCACCCTGTGTATTCTCGCCGCTCTGACCAGGTACGAGTAACGCAGCACCCGATTCACCCATTGTCGGCGCAACAACTCCAACGTGTACGCGTACGTCAGAACTTGTAATGTTTTGAACACTTACTTTTGTACCGACTGTTATACCTGTCTCGGCGTATAAATCCACAGGTGTTTTAGCGGGTAGTGTTACGTCCGGTAATGTATCAGACATGGTTCGTTCTCCAAATATAAAAAAGGGCTACATATAGCAGCCCAACAGTCAGTCAACTATGAGTTTTTACTCGTCCGCAGCTTCAAGCTTAGCGATAAGCTGTGTCGCTGTGTCGCGGCTCTTCACTTCAATGTCACGCGCTTCACACTGTGCGACTAGTTGCGCTTTGTCGAAGTCTGCGTAAAGTGAGTCACCACCGTCAGCGTCGCTACGTGGCTTTAAGTCTGGTTTAACCGGACTACCAGCAACGGCGATTAAATCTTCATTGTCGATTAGTGATTGTACAAACGCTGAACCACATAACTCGTCAGGTACTTCAACCGCTGGGTTTTTACCCGGTTTGATTAAGTACTTCTCGGTGCGTTCACCTTTATCGTTTAACGAACCATTAACGGTAATTAAACGTGCTGATTTATTTTTCAATAACATGATATTAGCCCTCGACCCAAGAATTAGTATAACTCGTTACGGTGGGGCGGGCCTTCCCCTTTTTCGTCCGTAACGAGTTAATTAGTTTTACAGGTGATCGCGGTACGCAGCGCTGAACGGGTAACGGAACTCAACACCTGAGATTTTATACTCTGCAGGAACGATAACAGTTAGGTTCTTCATCTGTGGAGCTAGTGGGCGCCATGGGATAGGGTTAACCATACCAAGGTTATCGTCGTTAAGCTCGTAAGCCATCATACGGTCTTTACCACCGTTTGACACACCGTTAGCCGCTAATACTGAAGCGCTAAGCTGTAAACGTGGGAAGATGCGAAGTTCTGAACCTGTCATAGTGGTGTACAGGTTGTTCTTTTTAAAGAACTCTAAGATAGTCGTATCTGTACCGCTGTCCATACGCTGCGAGCTAATCTGCGCGTAACGTGCTGAGTCAAGGCCAAACGCGTTAGCTACGTGCGTATTCGCTGAGTTAATCCACACTTCGATTAGTAAGCTGTTCATGTCTGCAACGATTTCTTGACCTGTAGCGGTCGCCCAATTCACTGTCGAGTTATCTACAGCAATGTTAGGGTTGTTGAACAGACCAGTCATGTTACGTGCCGCGTCACCGAAGTAAGCTACACGTTGTGAATGCTCTTGTGAACCACGGAACGCCGCACGACCCTTAATAGTGTCGATAGGCATACGCATTTGTTGAGTCTTACGAAGCTCGTCAAGTGAGTAGTCGAACGAGTTACCAGCGTAACCGATCGGTACACTTGTTTTGTTCGCACTAGCTTGTACAGAAGGTAAGTCGTCAGCACTTGAGCCGATGAATTTACCAAGCGTTACAGCATCGTATGAGATGTAATCCCACGAATCAACGTATTCAGGTACAGACGTATTAACTGGGACCATTTCTTGGAAGTTAATATTTGTGTATTTAGCTTCGTAAATCTTAGCTTCTAAGTTAGCAAGCTGAGAGATATAGAAACCCATACCGTCGTCCATTGTTTTAAGGCCGTCAGAAAACTGAACTGTGTGACCCGCGTCCATACCTAAGCGTTCAGCTAGGTCGGCGTCTAAAGTAAATGTATGTTTCATGTTAACCACCTAAACCTAGTGAGATTTTAACAAGATCGCCAGCATCGCCAGCCGTTAAGAATTTTGCATTTGGTAGAAGTACGCCAAGTGTCGCACCTGAACCCACAATACCCGAGAAGTCACCAGCACCCGTAGCGCCTACACGTAAATACACAGGTGCGTCTTTAGCAACTGTATCGAGCACTTTAACCCAAATAACACCTTCGGTTAACAACGTCATGTCGTAACCGTCTGGCGCACCTGATTCACCGTCTTGACGTGCACGGTTCAACTCGTAAACTAATACACCGTTAAATTCTGCAGCGGTTGACGCTGGTACGGGTAATTGTGCGCTTTGTTCGTCTTCAGTAACCAAACCTTTACCGTATGGGATTGAATCACCCGTTTGGTTAAGTTTCGATACTTTATTGCGTAACTGTAAGTCAGCTACTTGACCGGCATACGCTACGCCGTGATTAATTGCATTACCACCTAAAACAGCCATGGTTATTTCTCCTGCCAAGCGTTTTGTAATTTCGCACGATGTGCGTCGTATGCAGAGACTTTAGCCTCGGCTGGTTTCTGTACGTTAGCTGCATCTAAAGCAAGCTTAGCGTGTTGATCTTCTGGTTTGTGCGCTGGGGTCGCTTCGGCGTCCGCAACGGCCATGTCGAAAGCGGCTTGTACGTACGCTTCGGCTTTTTCAGACCAGTCGATTGAATCGCGTACTAGTGTAAGCGCTTCACGTTGAATCGTTAATGTGTCCACACTTTCACATGTGAACTTATCACCCGCAACTTTACGCGCTTGAGACTGTACGCTCGCAACGTCTGCAACGCGCTTAGCGATTGCTTCGTCGCTTGTAGCTAGTTCAGCGGCGATGAGTTTCTCGGCGATAGTGTCACGCTCTGCGGTCGCTGCGTCGATAGCGGCTTGAGCGTCGGTGACTTGTTTTTCTAATCGTGCAATCGAATCTGTAACGAGTGCGGCAACCGCAGCGTCTTCAATCTCGATTGAGCGACCAGCGTCAAGTGTTACCTTGTTCATGGTTTTTACTCCGTGGTTGTCATTGATACGAACTTGATCCCCACCGCGTCCACGCTTAACAATCGCGACGTGGTTTACATCAATTCCGGTTTGTTTAAAATCGTAAGCTGTACCACAAGGTGCTGTACCTTGCTCGGCTTTGTACACCGCTGTGTAACCTGGCGATAGTTGAGACTTACCACTCTCAATATCACGAATCGCGTCGTCTGCTTTAATAATCATATCCACATTGACGAAGTCACCGTCTTGTGTCGCGCTGATAACGTGACCCACACTTGTCGCTTTGTACGACTTAGAGTCTACCATAGCGGTCGGGTGGTCGTTCGTTACGTCTACGTTTTCATATGATGAGAGCGAATCGGTGTTAAACACTTCTTCGGCTGGGCGGTACACGTTCACAATGTCATTCGGTGCGCGGTCGGTTAACTCTAACTCACTCGCAAGGTATTGATAAACACCCGTGCGGGCTGCACGACCTTTAACACGCAAAAAACCGTTATCCGTATAGGTACGAGATGACGGTGCGAAATCGAACGTGTCTGTGATATGTAAATGTTTCAAGACTGCGTGTCCTCTGCTTTAATAGCTACAGTATAACGCGTTAACAATAATACTTGCAAATATTTATTTCGTGTCGTATAGTGACGATTCAGTCAATTAAATAAAGGGTTACAAGACGATGAGCGATTTAACAATATATAAGTACATAGTACCTGTTACTGGCGCCGGTGTCGAAATGAAAGTAGGCGCTGAAATAATCAACGTTGGTTCACAAGGTAACGACGTGGTTGTGTGGGTGATGGAGAATATTAACAACCACGCGGAACATCGTAACGTTTTCGGTAAGATGACGGGTGAGAGTGTTAAATGTTCTGACCAGTACCACGGAACAGCCCAAATGACTAACGGTATAGTTGTACATGTTTTTGAAGAGGGTCGAGTATGAGTGACGAAGAGTTAGAGCAAGCTATATACAAAATAATTAAACCTGGTGAATTTAACACGTGTGACGTTTTCGGTGATGGTGACATAGGGTTGGAAGCAACTGTCACACCTAAACAAATAGTAGCAATCGCAGAGTTACTTAAAAAAGAGGGTCGAGTATGAACAGTCTAGAATTTATTAAACAACACGTTACGGAATGGCCTAGTGGTGAATACCACACGGTACTGTTATATAGTGAAGGGTTTGCGGTATTCGCCAATAGTTTCGAACCAGTGCTACGTGTCCAATCAATAGACCTAACCGAACACTTCTCACCGAGTTACTACGACGGTAAGGTGTGGACGCGCGAAGAGTTTGAAACGTGTGGTAAGTCTACAGTGGATTGTGGTAACTCACCGGATTGGGACGAAGCACCGAGTTGGGTGACAAGTTACGGTTTTGCTGGGTTGAGTAAATTCCCAGTTTGGTACAATAACAACGGGTACATGATTGTTGATGATCCAAGTCAACTGTATGAATTCTCGCGTAATACTAATTTCACTATCAATGATATTACACACCACTCTCACCGCCCAACACCCAACACCGAATCATCGACAGGTATCGACGCGACAGTCGAAGAGCGTGGAAATCGTTACGGTGCGTTTAAAGACGGTGCGGATATTATGCAAGAGCTTAAAAGCGTGATGCGCTCGACACCAAACTGGTCGAACTTAACACCTTCACAACGCGAAGCACTTGAAATGATACAACACAAAGTGGGACGTATTTTAAACGGTGATCCAAATTACATAGATTCGTGGCATGATATTAAGGGTTACGCACATCTAATCGAAGAGGAGTTAAACGGGAATGTCAAATAACGAATGGTACGTAAAGAAGCGCGGCGAAATGTATCGCGCTTATCAAGCGGCTTTAGAAATGGAAGAACTAGACGAAGCCGAACGGTTGTTCAAAGAGTACGAAACGTACGCTAAGTTGAGTGCACCGCAACCAGAACAAGGCGATTCTAAAACTGATAAAGTGAATCGACCGTTCTTGAGAAGTGTTGGAGGTGCGTCGTGATTAGACCATCAGACGTATTGTTACCTTACAACGAGTTTAAAACTCGAATGGTAGAGTTAAACCCTGTGGACAAAGACCGTGGATGGCTTAACGAATGGGAATCATGGGATTTAGCATGTTCACCAATGGATGATAACGAGCGTAAATTAATACGTTACGGTCATTATCTTGGTTGGACGTCTCGCAACTCTCCCAGTTAACGTAACACACCCTTACGGACTCGACCAGCCCTTACGTTCGAGTCCACTTCTTCCTGACTCACCGGTCGACCGATACACCTACATTGAAAATCGCTTCCAGGAATTATAGGTGTACCACGGTCGCTTAGTGGCGGATTATCCCAACGATAAACACCCTTACCGTACGCTGTAACCTTGTCGTTAATATCGGCGTGTCTATCACGTACACGTTCATCACCACTATCAGTCCATTCAAAGTACGGAAAGCCCGCAGCGGTTTGACGCTTAGCGTTCAAGTCACCGTTAACCTTTGCAGTCTGGTCACGTGCGATAAGTTTAGCTCTACGCTCCGTAACGCCGAATTGTTCTTGTAGTAGCTTAGCGATTGCGCTGGGTCTACCGCCCGCTCGTACATTCGTCATCACGATGCTATCGACTTGCGTTAAGTATTGGGTCGGTATCGATTCGATTAAACGCACGTTATCGTAGATCGACGCTTGAACGTAGTCGCGCAACTCTGAGTTATCGACAAACACGTCGATACCTAAATCACGTTTCGTACGTTCAGCGTTTGAGTTATTAGCCGTCGTAACGAACTTACGCGCGATACGAGTCGCAAGCGCGTTAAATTGTGGACTTGCCCAACGCTCCCGAACGAGTTTTAACGCCCCTGCAATAACGTCAACATACGAGTCGAGCGTTACCATGGTCGATATACCGTCGGTAGTGTATTCAAAGCTTGTCGACTTAACGGCACTCATCACATACGTATCGATGTCTTTACGCACCTCACGCACGATACGGCGTAACTCTGTTTGGTACGTTGCGCCCGCTTGTAAGTCTTGCTTAACACCTTTCGGTTTGCGGCGCTTGCTGGTCGCTAGTTGCTGTTGTAATAGTTCGGCGCTCGTCATGATGCTACTCGGTTCGTGGATATATTCACAGTATAACAAGTGTTGACACGTTGCGCGAGTGCGTATATAGTGACGTTACAGTCAATTAAATAAGTGAGTACGAGTTATGGGTGTTTTATTAAACGTATGGTTTAGGTGTGAATGCGGGGGTTACCTTTGTGTTGGTGAAACCCATGACGTGGGTGATAAGGTTAATTATGTTAGAGTCACTAGTCGCGGTAAGTCGGTTAACGTGACTAACGTCACGGGTAGGATAATTAGCTTCCCATCTAAAGACGAGGTTGGCGTTATATATCGCGGATATAGACAACGTGTACATAAAGATAACATTACTTCAAATAGAGGTGTTAACGCATTGTCTGTCGGTTTAGGTGAACGATGTGACTGTGATAAAGGTCGTTACACATGAAACACATCGCAGCGAAAATAATAGCGTTTGCCGACTGGCTCGGTCAACAAGACGAAACGCTCGTAGAGTGCTACGAGAAACGTTTAAAATTTTGGAGGTTAGTGTGATGATATTTAATACTTTTGAGATTGTAAAGAATACAAGTATAGATTTAAGTAAAATAAACATGGGTGATCAATATTGCGGCTTGTTTAGATGTCCTCTTGATGAAGCTGAAAGCGTTATGCCCGATTTCAAGTGTTTGTTTGACTCGGCACCTGTTAATGATAAGTCAGAGTGGGAACTCGACTTAAAAATACATATGCTTATGAACGATCAATTCCCATGTTTACCAAATTGGCATTGTGACAACGTACCACGCTTCGACGGTGTAACTGATTATTCAAAGTGTGACTTAGAAAACCCAAAAATGTTATTATGGGTTAGTGGTGCACCATACACAGAGTTTCTCAAGTATAGAGAGAGTTTTAACCATCCTTTAAGTCACGCTGACTTAGCTGAATCAATACGAAACTCAAAAGTTGAAACCGTGAAAATAAAAGGTCAGTGTTGGGTTTCAATGGATCAGCTAACACCACATAGGGGTACTATTTCAAACGAACCAACTTGGCGTGTGTTTGCAAGGTTGACACACAAGTCAATCGCACCGGTCAGACCTGTAAATAATGTTATTCGTAGACACTGTCAAGTTTATTTAAACCCTGAGTCGTTTAGTTGGTAAAAACGACCCGCGCTTAGCGGGTCTCTTCATTCTTCTTAACTTGCTCTTCAGCGTAACGCATCGGATCATCTTCAGCGCTTGGCATTTCTTCGAACATGTTACCCTCTTCAAGTTCTTCTAATTCTTCAAGCTCGTCGTCGTCGTATTGGTACTCTTCGTTTGCTTGGAGTTCACGCATAACTTGTGACTTCTGTACGATGCCTTCAGCTAAATATAGCGAGTGCTTATCGGCTCGTAGCTTCTCAGCCTGTGCGTGATCAAGGTCGTTAGGTAGCGCTAGCGGATTCCACACATAGTCGTACTCGTCAGGGAATCGACCCAACGCGCTACGTACTAACACCTCGTCAAGTATTCTCATCGGTTCGTGTAGGTATGAGGTCTGTTGAGCACGAATCGAATTGTTGTAATTCTTGTCGTCACCCTCACCCGTGGCGTTCATGCCTTTAGCGCTAGTACCGAACATGCGCGTGACCGGTATATCTGCAGCACCTGAAATCCACGTGATGAATTGTTCGATAATCGGCGCAACACCCGACAGGTTTAACGTGGCTCGTTCGAACTTCTCGGCCGTACCACCGCCCGCACCGTCACCACCGTCAAGCAATGCCATTTGAATCGATGACTTCATAAGGCTAAACATCTGGTAACGCTTTGTGATCATATCGTCCTGGTCGGTACTTAACTCGTCCGCTAGGCCATTACGTGTGATTATGTCGATATTCGCTTCTTGCATTAGCTCAGCGATACCGTCTTTAGCTGCGACCATATCGGTAATATCTTCGATACACTTACGAAGCGTTGAATCGCCCCAGCCTTGCGTCTGTTGCTGCATACGTAGCGGTAAACGCTCACCTGTGAAACGTGCGAAGTGTGAGTGATGGATTTGCATCGCACCGCCACGCACCGTGTAAAACTCAGGTTTTAAATAGTTCTCAGCGAGAATATCCCACGTGTTAATCGTACCGGCTTGCATATCGTAGCGGTCGAAAACTTTAAGACCTTTGAGCCCGTCGCGCTTGATTAGCTCAACGCGTAACGGTTTCGTTAAGTCCTGGTCGGTTAACATCAAGATACCGCCACCACCGTAAAGACGACCCCAGCTCACAGCTTCTTGCACTTTTGGACGTAACCCAACACGCGCTTCGTACGCTGTGATTTCTTCAGCGCCGTCACACTTGATACGACGCCACTCGCGCGTCATGTCCTCGGCGGGTATATCCACGATTTTACGTGCTATCCAGTTAGACGTGTAACAGGCGTCAAGCTCTGAGAAGTTACCAAACAGTGGATAGTTCCATTGGTTATGTGAGCGTTTAGAATTTGGACCACCTAGACCGGTCATAACGTTACTAAGCCCGTCAAGCGTCGGTGGTGGTATTGGTACGATGTCGGTCATGTTATACGGTACTCAATGAATCGGAATTATTAAGAGTATATCAACACTTGACACGTTGCGCTACCATCAGCTATAGTGACGATACAGTCAATTAAATAGAGGTGGATAGTGATGGGTAAACCAGCGATAGGTAGACTTGTAAAGATACTTTTCGACCAACGTTTCGATTATGGAGTGGTTGTCGAGTCTAATGGTGATAACGATATTATAAGCGTTAAGGTTGGTAACGGTAAAGTAAAACAGTTTTACGCACACGAGGTGTCTGAGTATAGGAGAGTGACCACCCAAACCAAACGAGACTACACGACCCGCGACGAGCTAACTATGCGTGAAATGGTTGAAGAGGGTTGTTCAATCGCAGAGGTGGCGAAACGACTCGACCGCACATACGCAGCGACCGCACAGCGCTTATCGACGTTGGGTATCGCTACACGTGCACCGCGTTATACACCTGAACAGTGCGAGCGAATCTTAACGTGTGCTGACAACCAACTGTTAGCGCGTGAGATGAACCGCACACCAGATATGATAATTATGAAACGATACAAACTTAAAAAGGCGATGAGAAATGTTACTTAGAGAAACTTTAGACCAGTTACCAAATCCTAGGGTGTGGTATACGACGTGGGGTAACGCACCGGCAAGGGTCGAAAAACGCGATTGGCGTGCGTTACCTCGCGTCAGGTGTGATGGGAAAATACCGTCAATCGAAGAAGTTGTAGAATATTACGAGTTTAGAGCTATTCGAACATTTAACAATGATTTCGATTGGGAGTTAGTGAAATGATGATCACAACAGTAGACAACCGCAAAGCGTACAAAAAGCTCGAACACGCGTTACGCTTTGAACAACCATACGCGCAATTCGGGCTAAGCACCCTATCGTTCTACGAGCGTGTCACGCGCGGTCAACGCTTTCAATTTGAATTGCGCGTAAGGCGTGAAGTTAAACGACGTCGCGCTCTGAGGGCTATTTAACCCAGTCTTTCAACGATGGGCGCTTATGGTCGAGCATTTGGTCAATAGCGTCAATCATCGGGTCGATTTGGTCATCGTGGGTTTTGAAGTCACTTTGAAGCCCCTCACATTCCGCTAAGAAATCGTTAAGCCACGGTGCATCCTTCGGTAATTTCACATAGCCTGATTCAATATAACCCTGCACGTCCATGAAGCGCGTCAACTTATCGGTGTTACGCTGTATCGCCATGACAGGTATTAACGGTTTCGTAGATTTACGTATCTGTTGTATCAAACCCGTGCCACTCGCTTTGTCCTCAACCATCAGTTTACGACACGACAAGCCGTGAATGTGTTTCGCTTTTTGCCAAAACGCAACGCAGCGTTTCTTCAGTTCGTCGCTTTCCCACTTACCACGAATCATATCGATGAGATATAAATACCCGTCGTTACCTAGACCCCAATGTTCAAACACTGAGAAATCGTTCCGTTCTTTCGTCTTCTGGGCCGTATCGCCGATGATGTACGAGAATTTCATCTTAGGTAGTATATCGTACTCGCCGAACCATTCAGACTTGATGAGTGAACCACCTTTAGCGGTGGGTCGCTGTTGATAAAGCGCGTTCCATGTTAGCGAGCCTGACGCCTTACATTGGTCGACGAATCCTTGTGGCATACGTTCAGGGAATAATATTTCTCCAGGCTGACGCAACGTGTACGTATCACCGTTAAGTTCGTGGCGCTCTGGTACGTCGCTGTCCCATTCCATCGGAAACGAAACAACACGAAAATGTTCACCGCCCTCACGCGCTCGTTCAAGCAACTGACCAGCTAAGTCGTTTTTGTGCCAACGCGTCAGGATGATGATTATCCCGTTAACCTTCGGATCGCGTCGAGTGTAAAACGTCGTTTCGTACCAATCGATAACCGTTTCCTGGTACGCAGGGCTTGACGCTTCTTTGTAATCTTTTGCGGGGTCGTCAATGATACCGATGTTCATACCTTGACCGGTGATACCACCACCTACACCAGCCGCACGATACGTACCACCAGCAAGCGAACCGTCCGATTTAATCGTTTCCCACTCGTCTACCGATGTACGGGCATCAGATTTTAACGTGCCCATTTGCGCGTCAGGGAATACGTCAACGTGTTGCTCTGATTTCACAATGCGTTGTGTATCACGTGACATTTTGAACGCAAGCGGTGAGGCGTACGACGCTGCGATGATGTTCCAATTTGGATACTTACCCATCGTGTAGGCTGGTAGGCGTCGTGAGGCTAGCTCACTCTTACCTGAGCGCGGCGGAGCAAATATCATGAGGCGTGGTGACTTACCGTCCGCAACGTCCAAAAGAAATTGGTCAAGCTCAGCACATAGCAGCTCGTTGAACCAGCCTGTTTCGTACATTGGGTTCGTGTAGAGCGTGTAACCCATAAGTGAGTCACGCGCCTGTTCGATTACTTCGCGTTTAAGCGTTTCGTAAATCGCTGCGTTACTGGTCACGCTTACCGCCCAACTGGTTATGGTAACGACCCAACCCTAAAGCTTTAAGTTTCGCTTCGAGTTCTTCGTCCGGTACGTCTTGAGTTTGTATCGGTGCGCCGTTTGGCCCTGAGATTTCACTCTTCGTCGGTGCGTTGTATCCACACATTTCGGCGATTTGCTTACGAGCGGCTAACGAATCGTACAGCGTAATCTCTAAACCATTTTTAGTTTGCTTAACGGACTTAATCGCGCTGCGAGCACCTTCGGGTATTTCGTCGATTGATTTCACATGTACCGATGAGTTATACACTTCAAGTCCCGATTCCATGTCAACGCTAGGACGCTCTGTAAAGCTCACCACGTCGTCGATAGTCGTTCTGGCTATGGTCGTAAGACCCATAAGGAGTTCGTCGCGTGAGAGTACCGCTGAGGCGATTTCAGGCGATGGTTCGACCGCCATTGTCGATAGGAAGTGCTTCACGAGAGGATTAGATAGGATCTGATTACCCAAGTCTTTACGGTGCGATTCGTTCTTACATTTCCCGCCGCCGATGCGATGAGCTTCGGCTGGTTCGTTTCCAGCAAGCGAAGCAAGCGCAACGCCACGTTGTAATTTCGTAAGCGCGTCGTAAGCCTCAAGTTGTTCATCGGTCAATTCAACCGACCGCCCTTCTAATTCCACAATCATAATTCTAGCCCTGTTCGTAACATACGCTCAGTATATCCACAAACGCACAGCCTCGCAACAATTCGCAACGCACCCCATTAATAACCATACAGGGTTAACATGGCGGGGTTATCCTAAGTCATTGATATTACTTTACTATACACTATATACCCCTATACCCCTTTAAAAAGAGAAATAGATAGTAAGAGAGAGTAATAGTGATATGTATATATACAGTAATATATCATAATCATAAACATGGTATTAGAGTTTATAGAAAGGAAGTACGAAAATTCAGGGTTAAATCAGGTAAAACGCTACAACCCGCGTCACCACTGGGCTAGACCGCCCCCTGTGTGAAATTCCCCGCAGTGTAAAATCTGGGGTATTGACCATAAACATTAATTGCGATACTATGCGTATTCCATAATTATGAAGAGATACAGAAAATGGGTAGGTACTACAAACTTTCCAACGGTACGCTTGGACCGTTCCCTGAGGGACGAATCGCAGCCGCTAGAGCGTCCAGCCGAGTATATACAGACCTCAACGGTTGTAAAAATTGTAAAAGTGTAACGTTTATCACAGCAAGTGGCCGCTGTGCAGCGTGTATGAGAGACCAAATTGCTGCAGTTTACATGTTTATTTCGATACCTGAAGGCGATAAAAGTTATCGTCCAGCGTTCAATTTACCAGAGAATTTCGAACCGATTAAAGAGGCTCACGAAGCGGTAAAACTGTTAAAAAACGACGAAGGTTTTAAGCTTGGTAAAGAGGTGTGCGCGGACTACGGTCACATCAAATTGACCAACGATAAACACCATCGATGTTACTTTTGTGAGACGCAAGGTAATAAACAAGAACAAGCTAGACAAAACGAGCAGGAACATTATTTAACACGTTCAAAGTGTGGTGGGTGCGGCTTGATGACATTACGCAACACAGCCGACGCATCGTGCGTAGATTGTGGACATTTACCGGGTACTCGTAAAGGTAGTGTATCACCAACCACACAAATGATGCGGGAAAACCCTGACATGGTGATAAGCCGTGACGACGCTATCGACCTAGACATGGTTGTATATCGAACAGGTGAAAAATGTAAGCACGGCCACACAGGCTGGCGCTATGTAACAACGGGAAATTGTATCCCATGTATGAGAGGTGAACAGGTATGAACAGCAGTGAAGTTAAACTAAACAAATTCGGTAAACCGATAATTCTTGAAGATTTCGACACCGGTGAGCGATACGTACAACACGGTGACATGTTAGTTAACGTAAAATCCGAAACGTTTTACAAGTCGATAGGTCAATGGTACGTGATAACCACAGAGGGGCGAACCAAACTGTTGAATCATGGTGATGACGTCCCACCACTCGCAAAAATCAAACTGTACTAACCAAAAACTAGGCGCTCCCAACGAGCGCCACACCCGCCACACACTTAACGACGTATAGACTTCAAGCCTTTGATACCCACCGCAGCAAGCACCACGATTTCAAGTATCTCATCATAACTAGGTAGTAACGTCTTAACGGACGCAATGGCCGCATCACTCGCTTCGAGTAGTTCAGGCTTAGCGAATAGTATAGCGACGAACGTACAGACGAACACGAGTACCAGCGGCAATGTGATAATAACCGTCACATACTCATCAGTCCACGACTCAGCGCTCTGCGACTTACCGAGCATTTCCCACTCTTGATCGTTAAACCCAGCACGTGCTTCATTGTCTTGTTTCTGACCAGTGAGCTTAGCTTTTAAGTTTTGCTTAGCAGCCTTACGATCTTGATGTCCTTCCCACAAACTCGTGACAGGACCTAATAACACTTTTAACCAACCCATAATATTCTCCCCGTCGCTAGGCGACGCTTAAACAAAAAAACCCGCACAATGGCGGGTTACAGTATAGCATGGTGGTCGGGTATCACAATTCCCCCGCTCGCCACGCTATCCAATCGGATATATAGCGAGCACTTGTGGCCTTACCCGCGCTAGTATTCCAAACGCGCTTAGCGTACGCACCCATACCTAACACGTCGTCGGGTATCGGATGAGGATCCATCGCGATAAGGTGACGCGCTAAGAATATCGAATAGCGATCACCATCCTCAACACGTGACCAATCGCGAGTAATGCCCATCGCTTTCGACGTCTGTGCAATTGTATCGCTGTTATCCCATATACTGTCGTGCGTATCGGGTTCGATTTGTAACACACCACGAGCAGGCCCACCACCCATCTGCACACGTAACACACCGCCAAGTGACTCATGTGCACATATCATGCAGATAAGCTCAACAGCGTTAGGGTTAAACATACCGCGGCGCACCTGACCCATTTCGGTAAGTACATCACTCACCTGACGTTTAAACGTTTCGTATTTCATTTCGCATCTCCAGCAGTGTGACGAATAAAATCGTCGATTATAATTTGTGTAACCCCACATATAACATCTTCCATCATTTGGTGCGTATAGATACGACTCAAATCGTGGTATTGGGTGCCGACATGCCACTTAAACGTTATTCTCAGCATGTCGTCATCGTTACAGTTAAACTCTATCGATACGCGAGAACTCACAGCAACCTTACACTCACGCATTAACCTTACGATGTCGATCATGACAACCCCCAACCGATAAGAATAAAGCCGATACACATTATACCAGCGAATGCCGCGGCGACTTGTAACATGTCACCAGTATATTGATCGCACTCGTCAATCTCCACAGGTTTGATTGTGAACTCAAGCGCGTCACCAGCGTGAAGAGACGGTAAGACCACTATATCATGAGTCAATCCACGACCCGAAGCGTTCCACGCATCGTACAGCTCGTCAGGTGTCGCACACGTTGTGTAAGTACGCCCACACTCAGCGTGTTTAATCATTTCACCTACGTAGCTCATGACACCACCTCACACTCTTTACCTATTATAAACGGCCATGGTGTATCGTCTTCCATATTGATAAACCCGACGCGATGTAGCTCGTCATGGTGCACATCACACATAGTACCACTTGGTCTAATACGACCTTTGACAACCACAGGGAACTTAACGTCCTCTGCGTTACCGTAATCACCATCGTTTAGTAATTTCACTTGAACAGTTTGCATTTCGGTTTCTCCTGTTTTTTTAAGTTATGTCTAGCGCGTAACACATCGGTCGGTTTCTTACACTCGGGGCGCTCGTCGTCCGACACACCCCATTGAAGTCCACACCACCCGCAGTGCATCTCATCGTTACAGCGATACGCTTTACACCTGTGCATTATGGTCGAGCCTCCGCTGTAACCGTTCAACCTCACACTCTAAGTCAGCGATACGCGCCCCACGTGCTATAACGTCAGCTTGTAACGAGTTAATAATACGTTGCATCTCGTCACGCTCCCCGAATTGATTACAACACATGTCACGTATACACGGTGTTCCGTTTGGTTGCTCGACTGATGCGGGTTCTTCGGGTGCTAGCACAGCTTCACTACCTTCAGCGAAGAACCACTCACTTTGACTATTGAAACCTACGAACCCTACGCGATGTAATTCATCCTTACTTATTTTGAAATGACTGCCATCTGTCAAGCGCAACGCCTCAACCTCTACAGGAAACTCAACGTTCTCGGCATCCCCAAACCCACCATCATTCAGTAATAATACTCTCATACTCTTTCACCTCGTTGTTTTAGCGCCACGACGTGTGACGCTTTTTTATACTTTAGCTGTTAGTGACGGAGGTGTCAACTGTTTGAGCTAATAAATCACCTTGCGCCGCTGCGTAACATCGCGCAACCTCCGCACCACTCGTTAAGTTACTGTGAATATGACCCGCACGGATATATAAGCGAGGTTTACCACCTTCACATGGTATAACGTTATTAGCACGTCCACCGTCTTTAAGTGCTGGGTGATAGTCGTAACCAAGCGAGCGTAACAGTTCGCGATGTTTGCCCGGCGGTAACATGTTGTCTTTACGAATGTCTTTAAGTAACTTACTGAACGCAAAGCTGCTGATCCATCCACCAGCAAAACCCGGACGGTCTTCACCAATCGCTTCGAGCACTTCCTGTTCGATACGACCCATACCAATCGAAGCGGCCTCTGCGGTGCTTGACGTGTCCGGCGCTGTTTGACAGCTCATCGTCGGGTTAAACTCGTTAGGTATCGCGTACTCGTTAAGAAAGTGTGCAACCTTAGCGTAACCGTTATGATTATCTAACCAATCGTAAAGATTCGAGAAGTAATCGCCCGTCATACCGTCGCGTATAAGGTCTATTTTTTCTTGTTGTGCTGAATAAAATACACAGTAGCGGCGGTCTTTCGTAGCGTCTTTGATACCGTCTTTATGATTCGAGTTAAACATAAAGTTACAGCAAATATTGTGCATCGCTTGGTCGGTATTCATCGCACGTTTAGCTAAGCGCTTATTTGTGATCATAGGTTTAAGCGTTTCAATCATTTCAAGCTTATTACTCGGGACGTAAATATCTTCAACGCCGATGAATAACGTATTAAATAACCATGCGTTAAACTTCTCAGAGATTTCTAGCGCTGGTGGCATGTGTGTATAACGCTCACCGATGGCATACGCAACGCAACGAGTGAAAAGTGTTTTACCATTACCTACCACGCCTTGTAGTAGTGGTGCCCATTGGATTTTATACCCTTTATACTGAACACACGCAGCCATGTACGATAACAGTATCGTTTGGTCACGCTCATCTGGTAACACTTTCGACAAGTGAGTCATAAACGGCTTAATGTCACCCGACACAGTGTGAATATCGATAGGCACGTACGTATTAACGTAACGCCACCCGTCAATCTCAACGATAGCGCCAGGTGCTACGTCAGGGCGGAATGTCATCGAGTCAGCTTTAGGGAAGTGCATTATCTGAGACTCTGTGAACGCCTCCCACGCTTTTTTGGTCGTCTTCTCGCCGTCTTCACCCGCTGCGAAATTGTAACCACCGTACATCGCGTTAAACTGCTCAGGTTTAAGTAACGCACCGTTAGAACAAAAAATACGGTTCACCTCGGCAATATATACACACCCTTTAAACAACTCGACTTGCTTATCGGCCGCTAGTAACTGATAACCTTCACGCATGACAGGCTCAAGTACGGTCGTAACTTCTGTGATTTCAGTCGTCGATAAACCGACAGCATAAAAACTACCTTGACGACCTACAGCGTTCGTGATAGTGCGTTGCATGTACGACTTATGGTAATCCCATTTGTCACGCACAAGCGCAGACTTACGCATTAACGACTCGATACGCTCACAATTACCACCTGTCCAGAACGCCAAGTGTTGAGCAAGCGCAGCATCAGCGCTCGAACGGTCGTACTCACCTTCCAGCGTGTCGTGCGGGTAGCCACGTGACAACACGGGAGCGTTACCAGCCCACAAGTCTTTGAACGATACTTTAGTCGGTTCAGCACCGAACATAACAGCTACTTCTTTAGGTTTCGACGCGAGCGCTTTCTCGATCAAGTCCGCATCGTCTTTAGGCGGGTTCGAGTCTTCAACGTGTGTCGTCGACCATTCGCCAGCTACTCGCTCGGGGTCTTTACCCGCGAAATACTGATCAACAACCGAGTCGAGTCCGTCCGTAACGTGCGAAGCGTCACCATTTACACCGTTACCCGTCAACGCGATGAAACGCTCCGAGGTGTAAAGCTCGATACCTAGCGCGATATTCTTACACTTATGCTCAGGCTCAGTGCCAGCGTACGACCCGATAATATGCAAACCTGTACCACTATGTGAAATCTCAACAGCAGCACCGCTTAACTCTGCGCATAGCTGCGTAGCGAGTGGCGACCACTGACCATCGTAAGCGCCGTCAATATCTACACAGTAAAAAGGGTCGTTCGATGTGAATACAAAACCAACACCGTAATTATCACCAAGCAACTGAGCGCTACTAATAGCGGTGTCAGGGTCTAACCATACGTTAGGGTTGTGTGCGTCCGTCACGTTACCGGTAATGTCACAAGGGAATTTGTCGAATTTACCAGGTCGTGACTTGCTCGCCACGGCTTTCCACAATACGAATTGTGCGTAGGCCCGTAACGCATTAAAAGATTGTGGGAGTTGTTGCATATACTACTCCCCGTCTTCTTCGCTGATACCATTGCTGATCAACCAATCCATTGCTTGACGTTTTAACGCATCATCAGCACCGTGAGCGATACGACAACCCGACGCGATACCATGAGCGATGATAGGTAACTCGGCGCGGTGTATCGCTGCGCGCATAACTGCACGGTGTAACTGATTCATAGTGTTAAACACTTTACTCACCAAACCCGTGGAGATACCACCTTGCTCGGCGATACGTTCACGCGTTAAAGCGTCGTAACCCTGTTTAATAGCTATATCCATCGCAACACCTAAGATGTGCTCGCGACGTGCTTCTGGTTTCATTCTTGTTCTACGGTCTGACATGTTATTTCTCTCTTTAAATTAATGACTAGATGGTCAATATAAGCGCGCGTGACGGACTTGTCAACTATTTCATCCAGTCACGGTCGATTAATCTTACCTTTCGATCACCTTTACCAAACGTAAACACCACTGAACCTTTAAAATTACCGTTAACAGGTGAACCAGTTGAAGCGTTAACGAACGATATCCTACCGTTTATTAAATCCACATGGTGTGCGTGTTCCCACGCTTTTTTAAACCATTTAACTGACGTGTCGGCGGGTATCAACATACTAACGTTAACGTCAAGTCGCTTCGATAACTCGATACATAAATCAACCCAAGGCGGTATATCACTATAAGGTGGGTTACACCATATATTCATGGTATCGGCTTCGCACATCGATAAAGCGCTTAAAGTTGTTGACATGTCGAGCGCGTTCATTTCTTCAGTGATGTAAAAATCACACTTATGATTTGTATGGTCAGCGCATAAATCTACACCATAATTATAAATTCCGTTGTAGTAATCAAAAACAAATTGTGGAGTAGACCACAAATCTTTAATCTCTACAGGTGTTTTACTTCCGTGATAACCCTTCATAGTGACCCCACATCATTACAAAAACACGCATCACCACCAAGCGACACGATAAGTTCTAAAAACCGCAACTGTGCATTTTCGCGCTCAGTACCCGTATATTTCCAATCAGCGCGTTTAACTTCACGTGCGACAAATTGCCCAATCGTACTACCCACCATGTCAGGCGTGATAAGTACGGGGCGTATACCAATCAGGTCGGACGACTTGAGCGCTTTATTCATAGCCGCTGAGTCATTCGCCAACCCGTAACGTATTAAACGCCCTCGCTTATCTTCACAGGCGCCTACGTTGTTACGCCACACTCGCGACCCGACGTGACTAGCCTCAAGGCGTACAGCGTTCAACACAGCCGCTTCACTCGCACCGGTCATAGAGTGCGGTAAGTCCGTCGGCTGCGTGAATAACTGTTGCAACTCTGCGAGCGCTTCGGGCGTTACGCCGTGACGCTTCGCCCAATCTTGGATGTGTATCATAACTGATACCCGTTGCAGCTTTCTGCACAACCTGACTCTTCATTAATGTTGGCCCCAATTAACTTGCGCAGCATGTGAGCATCCATTAATTGAGCCTCACCAATAATCATTTCGCTGTTTCTGTGCTTCCTGAAAAACACTCGATCCTGTCCATTTTTAGTGTTTGGCTTAACGTGCTTGTATGTTTCTTCAAACCATTTAAAAGCCTCGTACTTTTCTGGATTTTCTAGCGCTATTAGATGAAGTTTTTTGTCTGATTTTTTCCAGCACGTTGCGCAATTACCCATATGAGCTTCAAGCTCTAAATTGAACGGTTGCTCTTCCCAAAAGTCATTTACATCCTCTTTTGTCATTGGGAACCAGTCAATCATTGGGAAGACAAGATTGTATTTTTCTATTTTTTTAACGTAAGACATAGCGGCTAAGCAGTCTGACTTTGTTATATTCTGATTTATATATTTATCGGCCTGTTTCTTAGTTTCGGAAATCTGACTTATGAATTTATTGGTTGTGGTCACGCTATCCTTAATCCACAAAAGATTGTAATCATAAATACCTGACGTTTCACTAGCAACTCTCCTGCTTTTAACCCCTAAAAATAAATTGGCAGTTCCAAGGCCGCTGTATATTTCACTCCTAAATGATTTACCATGGTCGCCGACATAAAACCCCATTTTTGACAATGCTGTTTTTACGGGTTTACTCATAGCCCTATTGCTTTCATCTATACGCATCCCTAACGCCTGCTTAACACCCTTTAAACCGTTGGCTTTTTTGTAAGACTCGATCACCTGTTCTTTTAGCCTGTCGCTGCACTGTGGGTACGTAGCGTTAGGTATGCCATTCTTTCTAACGTGCGCGTGAAACGGATGTAAAGGATCTTTGTATTGGTGAATACGATAAGCATTTTCAAAATCTGTAATTCTATAAGTATTCCCAACCCCATGCTCATGCACTACAGCCTCAAGCCAGATAATATTAAGTCCGTAGTGATCTGCGCATTTTTTAAGGAATATTAAAGTTTCTTTATTTTCCATTCCGGTGTTTGCGAACAGAAAAATCAAATTGTACTTATGTCCATATAGTTTCTTTATTATAATTGCTTGCGCCATGGATGACTTTCCGCCACTTGTGTTTATTATTAGCGTTTCTTTCATATTTAATCTCCAATTAATTTCGAGTTATTGCGTTTCAGTAAGTGCATATTATACACTAGTGACGTTAGCGTCAAGTATTTATTTACGCACTTAAGTTACCAATGTCAAGTGCGACACGTTCACTTAACGCTAGCGACTCACTCGACCCGAGCGCCTGGGCGCTTAACCAGTCCACACCGTAACGCAGATAAAAACGTCTAAATATCTCACTATCTGAACGACCCGCCGCGCGATGATGACCCGCCCAAACCGCTAAGATTTCACGCAATGCTTCGAGTGCTTGTTGTTGTGCTTCAAGCTTCGCAGCGAATCGACGCGAGTGAGCAGCAATGTGTAACGGTTTGGTATGTTTCGCGGCGAGCTCCATACGATACTGTGCAATTGCGTCTTGTAACGGCATATCCACACGCGCAACCTCGCCACGCATCTGTGCAAGCGTATCGGCGTCAAGCTCCGTCAAGTCACCGTCAACGAGCTCAGGCTCTTTACGGTCTGCGGGTGCGGGTTTCGGTACGGGTGTATCGCAGAACGGACAAACCGTTAAGTAACGCTCGTACACACTGTAACACTCTTCGTTCATGCACGTGCGTAACGGTGTAGCGTCGTCGCCACCAGCTCCACGTTTTTCACGTCTATCAAGTGTCCATTCGCGCTTAGCGTCTGGTAGTCCGTGGCGCATCACGTTACCCGCGTGGTCTGAATAGATACCAAACTCTTTACCGTCCATTAGTCGCAACATACGCCCGAAGCGTTGACAAAACAAACCGTATGATTGTGTAGGGTAAGCGTCCTGTACCACTTCAATCGCTGGAAGATCGAAGCCTTCGTCGAAAAGTGCCACGTTTATTAACACTTGAAGTTCACGACGAGCAAAGCGGTCGATTGATTTGTTACGTATCTCGTCGGGTGTTGAGCCGTTTAACGATTTGGCAGCTACACCAGATTTAATAAATTGTCGCTCTAACTCTTCAGCCGCTTTTACACTCGGGACGAATACAACGGACAACATACCTTTAAATTTACTTAGATACGTTTCAACCACGTCACCAACCACACGCTTTGTTTTGTCGTCCGCTACGATTAGACCCGACCCCTCAACAGCGTCGCGCAAGTCGTTAGTATTATACTCACCTGTGGATTTACTAACCTTAACAGCACCCATACGACCCGACAGGTCTGACGGTGGCGCAAAGATGCGATACTCTGTTAAAAACTTCTGGTTGATCAAGTCGCGCATAGTTGGACCAATAACCATTTGGTCGAACACACCGTCGTGATGACGACCCAACCCAGCACCATCGGCACGACACGGTGTGGCGGTCACACCCAAACCTTTGGCACGACCGAACAAGTCGACCGCTTTCATCCATTTGTTACGTTTACCACCAACCGCCGCGAGGTGGTGAGCTTCGTCAGTTATCCACAACGTAACTGTAGGTGCGTAACGTCTTAAACGGTCTGACAGGTCTTTAGGTGGTTTTTTACCAAGTAACGAGCCGTGAGGTGCTTTATCGACTTGATGAGGCTGACCCCATCGCCCGTTTTCGCGTGGACCGTACAACCATTTAGACTTATCGGCGCGTGCCTCAGTGAATAAATCACCGTCAACACCCGACCCGTTCCAACTCATAATCGTATCGACACCGGCCACCGATGCGATAGCGTTAGGGTTGTAAAACGACTTGCCAATCTTAGACATGTGAGATTGTACGACTTGACGGATAACCGAGTCGGGTCCAATGATACGATGCTCTACACCGTTACGTGCTAGCGCGAGTGATATTTGCCCCACAAGCTCCTGACGATGCGCAATGGTACAGCTCGCCCCGTGGTGGTTCATTATCACAGCGGACAGTAATACCGTCTTACCCATACCAGTAGGGCCAACAGCAAGCACGTTACGCACGCCTGAACCCCACAACGTGTGTATTTGTTCGTACATGTCCTGTTGATACGGTCGCAGCTTGATAAGTGACTGGGTAACAGCAAGCCCGACACGCGATTGAATAGGTGTTGTCATAGGTCGTCACCTGTTACGCCGAGCGCTTTGGCTATTGCAATGGCTCTATCTTTATCTAATTGCCACATTAAATGATTAACGTATAAATCCTTTCCGTTTTTATGCTTCGTTAAAATACCTGACTTAAACAACTCGTGTTTAGTTATGTCGAAAGGCTCAACTGAGTACGAGGGTATTAAATTACATTTCGTTAATTTAGACTTATGTTTGAATGGACCTCTTTTTATAAATGGAAAGTTTACACCCACGGCCATCCACCGTGTGGCACTCTCAAATAAAACCTCAGATGAGTTATACCTGTAATGCGTAGCCCAAAAAGGTTTTATTGTGTTCAACTCTTTGTTTGTTAGTTCTCTCATGATTATTCCCAATTCCTCGGTAAGATTGTTATAAGTGTGCGATTATGTGACGTTACGACGAAGATACAAAGCTCCGTAACATAGTAACGTCTGTCGCGTCTGATACGCACGCCAAGTGTGCGAACCTTGTTAGGTTTCCATTTAGTAGCTTTACGAAACTCGGCGATGATACCACCTTTAATCCGTTTCTCGAATCGTTGCCGCCAGCGAATCCCCGCGTGTTTAGTTATTATCATTGGCGATACGACCCCACATAAATTCAAGTAGTTCGGTAACGGTAACGTAATAAATACTATCAGCGCATCCCTGACCGTTATATATCCTAGCGACATATAGTACTTCATCGTTGTCGATTTCCGTATGGTAAGATGATACTGACACACTGTCACCAAAATACGCTTCGATTAATTCTTTCATAAATTATTTCTCATTTGTTGTTGACTGAGTGGTAACTATACGTTTATAGTGACCGTGTTGTCAATAACCAACTACGAGGAATTTACAAATGACAATATCGCGTAAGGATGAGAAGGAGGTTCAGCAAATTTTAGACGACATGATGTTAAGAGTGTCTATCGGTAACGGTATACCTTTAGGTCGCTTAGGACTTAAACCAGAACAAATTAAACGAATTGAAACTAAACTTAAACAGGACCAAGAAAATGACACGAATTAAAATAGAAGTACCAGCAAACGACCATATCGCACTTTCAGCAATGGCCGACGCCTTACAACGTATCGCTGATGAACGCGCCCCAAGTGTTACGACAAGTGTGGATCAGTCTGACGCTGAAAAGTATGGTAAGGCATGGTCAGAACATTACGGTTCTAACACCGAACAAATTAACGCCGAGCTAGAACACGCTGAAACCGCACAATTAGACGAAGAGATTGAAGTGCATACCCACCACAACGAATCGTTTGATAAAACTGTTAGTACTTTACCGGACTGCGAAGCGTCTATCCATCACGAAAACACTAAACACGACGAAGCGTTTGAAGAAGCTGTCGCGACAACCGAGCAAGATGACACGCTCGACGCGGACGGTATCCCACACGATAAGCGTATACACAGTAAAGGTGCTACACGCTTGGCTGATAACACGTGGCGTTTACGCAAACGTCCAGCCGATAAGACCGAAGAAGAGTGGACAGCTTACATCGAATCAGTTAAAGCAGAACTTAAAGCTGTGCAAGATATTCCGAGCGAAATAACAGTTACCGAAACCGTACAACTTAACGAAGGTGTGACCACCGACGACATCGTCGAAGCTCTGACAGGCGAACCAACACTTGACGAACAAGCCGTAGCGGACTTAACACCGCCGGTAATCGACACTGACACACCGAGTGGAATGTCTGAAGCTAATGAAACACCAGTAGCGCCCGTAACGCCTCCGACGAGTTTAACGCCACCTGTAATCGAAGCGGCTAGCGACAAGGACGCTTGGTTAATCAAAGCTAAGGCTGACGCTAAACTAGTCAAAACATTTCAAGAATTAATGCTTTACATTACGGGCAACGCGAAGAAACGTGGGGCTGATAACGACATGATTAAAGCGACACTGTTAGAAGTTGATCCAGCACTTACAGCAATTCCACTGATTGCCACACGTGCCGACCTAATCCCTAAATTCGTAGAAGCACTTGAGGCGAAGTTATCATGATTGAGTCATTAGAAGAGTTAAAAGCGATACGTGACGGTGCGCCAGATGGTTCTGAATACGTGAGCATATGTGGAAACGCATATGCTAAATTTGAAAATGGTGTGTTCTTACAATGTGTCAATGGTGAATGGTCTGGTGTGGTTACAGGTAATATTTACTCGCGCTCACTATCAGATATTAACCGTATCATCGAACTTGAAGAATACGCGATGAGTCTTGAAAAACGTTTGGGAGTCGAGTAATGAACAAATCACCCTTAGCGCCGCACAACGCGGCAACATGGGTACATTGTACGGGTAGCGTCAAGCTGTCCCAACAATTCCCACGAATCGAAACGGATAAAAGCAGCGAATCAATGTTAGAGGGTCGTGCGTTTCACGAAGTAGCTCAACGTATCTTAGAATCGTTTAAAGATGGTGTCGAAGGTGAGTTAGTAGGACGCCACCAGCTAATCGACACGTTAAGTCGTGACAATGTACTCATCACCGACGAGATATACGACGCTGCGCTCGAATACGCTAACGACGTCTTAAAGTTTTGTAACTCTAACGGTTCGTTACAAGCGTTACGAGTTGAACAACGTATCGAGCTAGGCGACATTATCGAAGGTATGTACGGTTACTGTGACGCGTGGTGTTTCTCTAAATCCACAGGTGAGTTAGTCGTATGGGATGCTAAGTACGGTCATAAGCGTGTCGAAGCTTTTGAAAACTGGCAGCTGATAACGTACGTGATGGGTATTCTACGTCACCTAGGTATCGACGGACACGCAGAGCAACACATCAAAGTATCGTTACGTGTAGCACAACCGCGTGTATTCCATCGTGACGGGTGTATCGCTCGTTGGGACGTTACAGCGTCTGACCTACGTGGATATTTTAACACGCTAATCGAAGCGGCTAACGAATCGTACAGTGACGATGCTAAGTGCGTAACGTCCGAGTCGTGTTTTCATTGTCCCGCTCGTTACGCTTGTGACGCGTTTCGTGACAACACGATGGGGCTAGTCGATCAAGTTGGTGAAGTCACAGGTTCATCGTTGTCGGGTCATGAGCTGTCGATACAACTTCGCATATTGCAACGTGCGTCTAAACAGGTTAAAGCGTTGTTGAGCTCGTATGAAGAGCAAGCTATTGCACAGTTGCGTAACGGCGAGCAATTACCAGGTTACAGTATTGAACAGGGTAAAGGCCGTAAGCGCTGGAAGAAAGACACGCCAGTCGATGAAATCATAATGATGGGTGAATTAATGGGTGTTGACCCCCGTAAACCCGTGGATTTAGACACACCGACAAAATTAATTAAATTAGGTATTGACGAGACCGTCATTAATCTTTATAGTGAAACACCATCAACTGGCTTAAAGCTTGTTGAGATGAGCGGCGCAAAGTTGCGCAACATTTTTAGAAATATTAAACAGGATAAATAGTCATGAATAAGTCAATAGCTTTACATATTTTAGGCGCGTTAGCAGGTGGTTTCGGTGGTTTGAACGCTTCAACAATTCCACAAATGAACGCACACGGCGAAACAATTCGTAACGGTAAACCACGCAAGGGTCAGCTTCGTAGCGCTAAACCAAAAGCGTCAGGTGCTGCACGATTGAAACGTGCAGCTACAAAACGTAACAACATTCGTAAACACGGCTAATAATATCACTTAATATCAATGCGTCACATGTCGTGGCGCACAGTCAGACTCGGAGTAAAATAATATGTCATATCCAGTATTTAAAGCGCGTCACGTAATGGGTTCATTAACACTGCTTAACACTAAAGACCACCAAGGAAACCCTGAAGCGAACGAGAATAAGCACCATTGGTTTATGGGTTTCGCAGTGCCAAAAGCCGAATGGGATCCAATTTGGAATCACATGTATCAAACCGCAGCGAGCGACCCAGCGTGTACAGCAGCTTTATGTGGTCAAGCGGGTTTCAATTGGAAGATTGAAGATTGTGACGCACCTGAAAACCCTCAAAACCTTGGTAAACCTTCGTACCCTGCGGGTCACATGTTGATTAAATTCACACGTTATAAAGTGATGGGCTGCGTGTCGTTAGTTGACGGTAACTATCAACCTATCGTTAACCCTGCGAGCGTTAAGAAAGGCGATTACTACTACGTGGCCGCATCGACTAAGTTCAACGGCGCAGCAACCGTTAAGACTAACGCCGGCATGTATCAAAACCTTGAAGGTTTAATGTTCGCTGCTAGCGGTGAAGAGATTGTAAGTGAAGGTGGATTCAACGCGGCTAACGCATTCGCAGGCGTTCAAGGTGGTCAAGTCGCAGCGGGTCAACAAGCACCAGCCGCTACGACACCACCAGCTCAAACAACGCCGAGTGCTACGCCAGCCGCTACACCAGCCGCTACGACACCGCCAGCACAGCAAGCGCCTGTAACACCGGCACACGACTTGGTACAGCCTCAAACGCCCGGTAACGCTACACCACCACCAGTACTTGACGCACCTGTATCGACCCCACCAGCCGAGCCGAGCTACTCGTACAATGGCAATGTGTACACAAAATCACAGTTGCTAGTAATGCCTGGTTGGACTGAAGCGCACTTAGCGGGTTTAACACAAGTTTAATTTTAACGCCCCGCTTCTTGCGGGGCTATATTTAAGGAGTCCGACATGTTCGGGATATTTAAGAAAAAACGCAAACATAAAAAGGTTGATTTCACCAAGCGTCGTATGATTAATAACGAATACGAATATTACAACCCAAGTTTAAACCAGTGGCTATTATGGTCAAATATAAGTTCTGACACTGAGTTCACCAATGAAAGCGAACTTTTAAATACCACATTATTGGATTTAGAAAATCCTAATACTAATACACCACGTTTCGATCCTATCGATGAACACATGGTTAGTTTAGGTTCATCTAACAACCATTCACAAAACTCAGCTGGTTACGACGGCGGGTTTACACATTCGTCAAGCTCATCGTCTAGCAGTTATGACAGTTGTTCAAGCTCATCATCTTTCGGTAGTGGTGACTCGGGAGGTTGTTTCTAATGCGATACAATATAAAGTTAGTTGAAGAATGGGCGCGCGATAAAGGTTTGGTCGAAGAGTCAAACGATGCGTTACGTTCACAGTTTATTAAAGGTGTTGAGGAAGGTGGGGAGATATTCGACGCTATTCTCAATCGTGACAAGGACGAGCTAATCGACGCGATAGGTGATCGTTTAGTCGTTGCGACAATCGAGTGTCTTAACGCTGGTTTAGATCCGCAAGAGTACATTAAGCGTAACACCACTAGTCATGAATGCATTATATTCGACTCGTTCGAAGAGGCTGTTAAAAGTGACAACACTTTACGATTTGCTTGCAACTACGGTTCAGTACAAGGGCGATTAGCTCGCGCAGTCGCTAAACAACAACCAATCGAAAAACCACTAACCGAGTTAATACTAGTACTTAACGGCATAGCAACCCTACTATGTGTGGATATCGGTGAGTGTTACCGTATCGCTTACAACGTGATACGTGACCGCACAGGTTCAACGGTCGACGGGGTCTTTGTAAAAGACGAATAACAACGACCCGCAGCGATTCGGTGTTGCGGGTTTTTAATAGGTGATAACTATGACTAAACGTAAAGCAATGTTATTGGATGAGCACACTTACGGGTATTATTACCCTGACACTAACGAATTTAGCTGTACGCACGGTGATTGGTCGTCAGACATTAAGCTAATCGACGAAATCACGTGTGAACTTGAAGCTGTACGGGGTGTGATGAAATATAAGTTCATTGACGAAATACCAGAGGGCTATGTATATGACTAAATACCTTTCGTTGTGTGACTGCGGGAAAACGTACCCTGGCGATATGGATAACTGTCCGCATTGTGGCGAGCCTGAATGGGCGTCAAGCCACGCACAGATTAATCCGCGTGACTATGCTTACGATGAGGAAACGTATCCTAACGCGTTTACAGCTCGCTTTATCCACATTGCAACCGATACGCGCTGGCAATTTGAAATTTCGCACCGACGTAACGACTTACCACAGTTGACCGATTTTGTGTGGCAGCTCAAAGCCGCTAACGCTCGCGGCGTTGGTTACAATAGTGTAGGGTTCGATTACCCTGTGTTACATCGTATCGTTATGCAACAGATGAGCGACCCCCGCGCTATTTACGATTTAGCGATGAAACTTATCAAAGGTTCAAAAGACGAAAAGTTTGCTCTACAAGTTTGGGATCGTGACAGATTATTCGAGCAGTTAGATTTGATAATGGTGTGGCATTACAACAAAGAGAACCCTGTCACCGGTACAGAGCCGACGAGCCTTAAAGCGCTTGAAATTGCGATGCGTATGGATGATGTCGAGGACTTGCCGTTTGACGTTGGTACGGTCTTAACGGACGAACAAATCGACGAACTTCACAGGTACAACGAGCACGACGTAATCGCTACGATATTCTTTTACGTACGGTCATTGACTCAAATTAAACTGCGTGAAGAGTTATCAACCACATTCGGTAAGAATTTTATTAACCACTCCAACACTAAAATGGGTGGTGACATTCTTATACACGAATGTGAAAAAGCGGGTATTGAGTTTTTCGACCGTGTGGGTAACAAGCGAGTCAAACGCCAAACGATACGCCCGTCTATTAATCTCGGTGAATGTATATTCCCTTACGTGCGTTTCGAGCGTCCAGAATTTGAATCCGTACGCGCGTTACTAGCGAGTAAAACAATCACCGAAACGAAAGGTGTGTTTAAAGGGCTTAACGCTGAAGTCGACGGTTTGAAGTATTATTTTGGTACGGGCGGTATTCACGCGAGTGTCGAGTCTCGCATATTCGAATCGAACGACACGCATCAAATTTTAGATATTGATGTCGCTAGCTTTTATCCGAACCTAGCGATTAAAAACCGTTTACACGCCGAGCATTTAGGCGTGGCGTTTTGTGACGCTTACGAGGGGGTTTATAAAACTCGTAAAACGTACGGTAAAGGTACACCAGAAAACGCAGCGTATAAAGAAGCACTTAACGCTAACTATGGGAATAGTAACAACGCGTATAGTGTGTTCCTTGACCCTAAATTCACAATGTCGATTACGCTTAACGGTCAGTTATTATTATGTATGCTCGTTGAGCAAATGATAAAAATACCGGGTCTTGAGATGATCCAAGCGAACACGGACGGCATTACCTACTATTGCCCGCGCGAATATATCGAACACACCAGAGCGTTATGTAGATGGTGGGAACAGTTAACATGTTTAGAACTTGAAGAGGCGCAATATTCACGCATGTTCATTCGTGACGTTAACTCGTATATCGCTGAGTACGAGGGGGGTGGGTTAAAGCGTATCGGTGCTTACGCTCATGAACGCATGGACGAAAACCCAGGTACGCGTGAAGTGCCTTACGGTAAAGACCCGTCAGGTCTAGTCATACCAAAAGCAGCCGAAGCGGCACTCGTCAGAGGTGAAGATATACGCACGTTTATCGAATCTCACGCGGATAATTACGACTTTATGTGTCGTGCAAAAGCGCCACGCTCGAACCGTTTTGTTATGCGTTGGCCCGAATACGATAACGCTGAGATAGACTTAGCGAATATCGTACGTTATTACGTATCGAATAGCGGCGGTTCACTCGTTAAGATTGCACCACCTACCGGTGAGTTAGGTACGTGGAAACGCGCCGCGAAGGTGTCAGACGCAACATACGCGGCGGTTCTTGCTGAGATAGATACGGGTCGATTGGCACCATACGGTACTAGTAATGTTCAAGACGTGGACTCAGCGGGTGTACCGTGGGACGAGCGTATACACACTAAAAACCGTAGCAAACACGGTATACGTGAAATGGGTGTATGTGTTGGCTGGCGCGTAACGGACTGTTCGAACGTCAAGAATTTCGACCGCTCGACAGTTAATTACGATTACTACGTACAAGAAGCTGAAAAACTAGTTAAACCCTTATTGACAACCCCGTCACTATAGACGATACTATCAAAAAGCGTCACATTCCGTGACGCTAATTACACAAGGTGAACGAGTATGTGTGTTACATATAACAAGTTTAAAAATATTGCAGATATTAAAGCTCGCGGCGAATTTATAAAAAAAGGTAAAATAATACCGGCACGAATACTTAAATCTTCCAAACGTA